TTTCTCCATCACCAATCACATATGGAGTATATGATATACCCCTAAACTCTTTTATATAATTTTTTATTCTAGACACAACAGTAATGTCGATTGCCTTCAAATAATTATGATCGTCAATTTTATAACGAACTTTTGGATAATTAGTGAATATACTCATTTTTAGAAAATTGTTCTAGTTGCTGAAGTTGTACGCTCATCGACAAGCGTTCCGGTTGTTGGCAATGAAGTCTCTCTTAAATTAATCGTCATCGTTACTTCACTTGGATAGTATTTGTCGCCGCCTCCAGAACTAAAAAATACCATTTTATTTTGAGATCCATAATCAACTGAAACGTTTTCAATTACACACATTTCACTCGCAAACAATTCAGCTAACGCAGTATTCGGTCCAGTATTTTTTTGCAGAAGTAATTCAAATTTACATGTATCTGGATACCCAAAACTGTAAACGGTATTATATGCCTCACCACCTATTCCATTAGGACCTAAAAACGCATATACATCTTGATTTGCTTTATTTGCTTCTTCAGCGGCCTTCAACTCATCGCCTGTCAAGTTTGAGAGATCATTAACCCCATTAACAGAGTCTGCTACACCAGGACCGTTTGGATCATTCCCTTTTGGTGATGATGCATATCTAAATGTATTGACGATATTCATCATGTTTTCTGCTTCATCATAACTAGTTGGTCTCATTGTAAATGGTAATGTGAACCTTCTAAATGTTGGACCTTGATAAATTAATTGTTGGAAACTATTTAAAAATCTTTTTGATATAAATTCGTATTGTGATTTTCCACCCAATCCAGCAGACTGTATGAAACCTTGTGCGCCTGCACTTGCAAATTTGAGTTGTTTAAATACTGCTTCTAGACCAGATGATCCAGGTTTAAAAAGTTGTTTTAATCCACCAAAAACACTATCGGATGCGTTTTCGTCTGGCGTACCAAATATGTTTTGACTTTCTTGATATCCATTACTCAATGTTGTTTGAAACGTTCCTCCCATGCGTATAAATACGGTTGGGGATTCAGCCGATAGATTTTCTGCAAATGCATCATAGAACTGAAACCTAGCCATCGTAGCTACAAAATCTGCATGTGAATCGTTTGTTCCAAAAAATAATGTACCTGATGTAGGATAACCACCGACAGTTTGATTTATTTTAAACGGTTGTTGCGCCACGTTTTATTCCTTTTTTATTGAAAACTCATTACTCTATTTATGTCATACAAAGGTAAATTTAAGCCTAAAAACTATCAAAAGTACAAAGGTAATCCAACTAATATTGTATATCGTAGTCTACTTGAACGCAGATTTATGGTGTATTGCGATGAAACTCCATCAATTCTTGAATGGTCTTCAGAAGAAGTTGTCGTGCCGTATGTATCTCCTGTTGACAATCGTTATCATCGATACTTTGTCGATTTCTGGATGAAGTACGTAGACAAGAATGGAAACATAAAAACTGTTTTAATTGAGGTTAAACCGGATATACAAACACGCCCACCTGTTAGGAAAAACACACCTAATGGTAAACCAACTAGAAGATTCATCAATGAAGTGATGACATGGGGCGTTAATCAAGCAAAATGGGAAGCGGCAACAAAATACTCTATTGAAAGAAATTGGGAATTTAAAATCATAACCGACAAAGATTTGAGATAAATAGAAGTATGGCTATATTCGATAACATACTAATTAAAGGCGCACAACAAGGTGTCGTTCCCGCAAAAACTAAAGTTGCAAGGGAATGGTACAGATCGGCTGCCGGAAAGTTAATGGGAAACATATCTCCAAGTACATTTGAAAAACGTACAGATGAAGCACGTAAAGTTCCTACTATGGAATTTGGATATATGTATGCATTTAAATATGATCCAAAACACAAAGCTGACTTACCATACTATGATACATTTCCATTGATATTTCCCGTGAAAATGGAATCTGATGGATTCTTAGGAATTAACTTTCATTATTTGCCTCCAATTCTACGTGCTAAATTAATGGACGCTTTGTATTCAACGTTGACAAATAAAAAATATGATGATAGCACAAGAGTTAGAATTTCATATTCTATTTTGCAGAGTGCATCTAAGTATAGATATTTTAAGCCAACACTTAAAAAATATTTACGTGCCCATGTGCGTTCTCAGTTTTTAGAAATACAAGTACAAGAATGGGACATTGCTTTGTTTTTACCAACAGAGTCATTCAGAAAAGCAGACACTGGTCGTGTTTGGGAAGAATCACGTAAGAAATTAGGAAGAACATAAAATGGCATTAGAAGAAACAGAATTAGACCCAGTAGAAATTATAGCTAAAAGAAGATCATTTAAAATTTCGGATTTAAGAACCAAAGTTGGTGCTGTAGCACGACCAAATTTATTTAATTGTTATTTGAGTGGTTCGGGAGCATTTGATATTTCTATACCAAATTTTAGTTTTAGGTGCGAAAAGGCTGAATTTCCAGGAAGAACAATTGCAACAACAGATGATACGCATTCTGGACCTACATTGAAACTTCCATATGACATGACGTATAATGACATTACTCTATCTATCATTTGTTCTGAAGACATGGAAGAACGCATGTTCTTTGAAAGATGGATGGATCTTATTGTAAAACCAGCAAGTCAACCTGATGCAGGAACAATTGCATATCACAGCGAATATGCAAGAGGTTTAAAATTACATGTAGAACAACTAAGTGGAAATGGCTATTCTATTGCAGAATATGTTTGCCATGATCCTTATCCTATAGCAATAACGCCAATGAATGCAACATGGGATGAAGTAAATACATATCAGCGTTTTGGTGTAACTTTAACATATAGATATCATACGTACTCTTAACGTTTGACATTTTATAATTTTTTATATAACTGGAGAAAATACTATGGCTTTACCTAAATTTAACAACCCAATTTTTGAATTGACTTTACCATCTACTGGACAATCAGTCAAATACAGACCATTCTTAGTGAAGGAACAAAAACTTCTTTTGCTTGCTTTAGAAGGCAACAATCAAAATGAAGTTTTGACTGCAATTAAACAGATTGTTGGTAATTGCGCTATCGATGATATTGACCCAAGCAAAATTGCATTATTCGATTTAGAATATTTCTTTATGAGACTTAGATCAAAATCTATTGGTGAATCAATTGATTTGAGATTGAGACATCCAACAGGATTCAATTCTAATAATGAAGAGTGTGACCACATGACTCCAATCTCAGTAGATTTGCTAGGTGTTGAAGTTGAGAAATTGGAAGATCATACGGATAAAATTATTCTAGATGATGAGACTGGAATTGGTGTTAAACTTAAATATCCAAATGTGGACATGGCAATTGCAACAAATAAAACTATTGAAGGCAAGAACCAAATGGATATTGCCACAGATGCAATCATTAACAGCATCGAATACATTTTTGATAAAGAAACAGTATACAAAAAAGAAGATTCTACCAAGAAAGAATTGGTTGAATTCATTGAGAATTTAACTCAAGATCAATATTTAAAACTTACAAAGTTTTTTGAAACTATGCCAAAGTTAAAGCACAAAGTAGAGTGGACTTGCAAGAAGTGTGGATGTAGAGATGACGTAACTTTGGAGGGCTTGTCAAATTTTTTCGGCTTCTGATGGGGTCTGAAAATTTAGCAAACTACTATAAAACTAACTTTGCGTTAATGCAACATCATAAATATGATTTGGAGATGTTGGAGAACTTGATTCCTTTTGAACGTGAATTGTATATTATGCTACTTTCTCAACATATTGAGGAACAAAACCAGCAAGCAGAATTACAAAGACAGCAAAAAGGAAGAAGATAAATGACGACAGCCAAAGAGTATGCAAAATTAAGTGCTAGTGAGCAGAAAAAAGAAGATTGGATGAATGCTAAATGGCGTCCGATGATGGGTTGGATTTATATGCTGACATGTGTGACTGACTTCATTATCTTTCCTATTTTGTGGAGTATTTTACAAGCCGCATTGAAACAACCTGTGACTGCATGGCAACCCATCACCTTGCAGGGTGCAGGTTTATTTCACCTCTCTATGGGTGCTATTATTGGTGTTGCGGCTTTCGGACGTACACAAGAAAAACTAGCAGGAGCAAACAATGGCGGAATGCAACCCTTGGGACAAAGCGTCACAACAACATATGGCTCTCCGTCAGCAGGCGGATTCGGAGCATCCAATACTTTTGGTGCACCAATATCAACACCAAGCTATGGCGGAAATTCAGGCTTTGGAACGCCAACGACTGGGACTGGAGGATTTTCAAAACCAGCAACCGGAAAGTCAGCAAGATTTGCAGAAGCCGATCCCGACTCTGTATTTGACAGAGGGTAATTAACATATGGCAACATTAGGCAATTATGGCGCCGCTCTTGGCGGAATGGCTAAAGAAGCTATCACAGGTACTGCTAAAGGACTTGTAGGTGGGCTGAAGGGTGCAATGATCCGTGAGGCTCCAGGAATTGCTGGCGCATATGCATTTGGTAAAGATTTAAATAAACGTGCAAATTCACAAAGTTCATCACCAAGAATGAGTGGGGTAAATTCGCCTTCACCATCTCTATCACAAACTTCTCCTGGAGCATCATCACCTTTAGGTGGACTACCTCAAGCAGTATCTCTTGTTGCCGAACAACATAAATCAAATGTTATTAATCTTGAAGAAGTTCGTCAATTAAAGCAATTAAATGCTAATGTTATTAATCAATCAAAACTTATATCTTTTAACGTTGAAGACACTAAGCGAAAAAATGTATTTGCAGAAGAAGTTGCAAATGAACAAGCAATTCGTGATGATAAGTTATTAGATGCAATCAATAAGTTGGGCGAGAAGATTGAAAATCTCGGTGGTGTTGGAGGAGGAAAAAAAACTGATGGAGAAGGTGCCGGCGGGTTAGCCTCTGTAGCTGGTCAAGTTGCGGCAGCTACGGCTGGAGGATTTTTAAAAGATGCGCTTAAGTGGATGGGTGGTGCTATTATTAGTGCTATAAGTGCAGGCTGGGTACTGTTAAGAACTTCATTTTTCTCATTTGCGAGGTCGCTTGTATTATCAGCCGCATTACGATTTGGTGGTGGCATGGCTCTTGGTGGAGCCGCCGCTGTTGCGGCACCTGCACTAGCTACAGGCGCATTAGCGGCTGCCATTGTTGCTGGTTTAGCCGCACTATTATGGCCTAGAAATGCTGGTGCCGCAACAGGAAAAAGTGCAGATACTATAACTGGTAGAGATGCCGCAATTGATCCAGAAGGAGCCGCACGAAGAAGAGCCGCTGAAGACGCTACTCAAAAACGTGTACCGTCAAGAAAATTCGTGGGAGATAACAAGAAGTGGTATGAGAAAAGAGCAGACATAGAAGCGAAGTGGGATGAAAAATACGGAAAAACTCACGATCCCGAAACCGGTCTATTAAAAGATCCAAAAGCGACAACAATTTATAATCCTCCTGCGGCCGGAAAAGTTTCTAGTAATTTTGGCGAGAAAAGAAAAGATGCTACAGGAAAAGATGTAACGCATCAAGGCGTTGATATTGCAATGGCTGTAGGTACTGATGTGCGCCCAATTGCACCAGGAAAAGTTACGAAAGTTGTTGCTGGCGGTGCCGGTGCCGCAGGCACATATGTTCAAGTTACTCACCCTGACGGAAAAATTAGTGAGTACATGCACCTTAGTCAAGCACTCGCTAAAGTTGATGATGAAGTTACACCAGCTAGTGTTATAGGTAAAAGCGGCGGCGCAAAAGGTGACGTAGGTTCTGGATCATCAACAGGTCCACATTTACATTTACAATTAAAAACAAGTAGTGGTGAGCCAGTTGATCCTACTAGTTTACCTGGTCTTGCTGGACTGACTAAAGGTGAAAAAGTTTCGCCAGCAGACAATACACCAAAAGTAACTGGTGCCGCTAACAACCCCAACAACAAAAATACAAAAGAAAAACGTCCTGGAACTAAAGTTGAAGTTAATAATAAAGAGGTACAAGACTTTTATGCAGAAGGCAAGTTGCCAAGTCGAACTAAAGGTGGTGGTCTTTTATTTCCTCCTGAAGCAAATGTTCCGAAAAAACCTCCTGAAGCAAGTGTTCCAGAAAAAAAATCTACATGGATGGGACAAACCGATGAGTGGGGTAGTTTAGCTACACCAGTCGCAACACCAACCACAAGATCACTTAGTGGTGGTACTAAAATTGCTGTTAAGAATGCACCAATTAAAACAGAAGACGATAAGCTAAGAAAAGTAACAGAAAATATAGCTAAACAGCAGGGAATAGATCCTAAAAAATCTAGTGCAACACAAACGCCCACACAAAAGCAAAGAGAAACTGCAAGATTAGCTTCTATTGTTAAGCCTTTATACAAGTCTAACACACAATTAATTAACGAAACAAATCAGAAGTTTCTACAGGCATTTAAATCTACTGCTACAAGAGCATTCACTCAAATCTTAACAAAAGAATTACTTCCAAATGGTGTTGGTGTATCATATAAAACTGCACAGCAAGAAAGTAATTATCGTGGTCAGCAATTACAAAAGATTTTTGGAACACAAGCCGCATCACAAAAATTTGCAACTGGACTGTTAGGTAAAACTTACGGTCCTATGTTTGCGCCTTTGTTCAACCAAATGGCGCAAGGTTACTTAGAAGTTGGTTCTAGAATTGCAGGCAAAGCAATCTTTCAGGGCATTGGTGGATTAGGTGCTGAAGAAACAATGGGCCTAACAGGACAAGTTCTTGGTAACTATGCTGCCGGAAAGAAACAATTAGCATTTGAACAATTGTTGTTTGGTATGTCAGGTGGAAGAAAAGGCGGTGGTATTGCATTAGGACCAGAGACTCTTCTTGCTAAGTATGGATTTGATAATCCAGCACAGGGCATTTCATATTTTGCTGGTGGACTTGCAGACATGGCTACTGCACCTCTTGCAAATTTACTTGGTGGTGATACAACTAATGGTGTTACTTTTAATCCAAGAGCAAACAACGGACAAGGTGGCTATATAAACAGAGATGGCACAGCCGCTACACCTGCACAATATGCGGCAGCGGCAAGACAGTATGGTGCATCAATTAATCAAGGACCATTGTTTAGTGTTGCTAATGATAATTTTGGTGGTTCTAGACAAGCAGGTTATAATCCATATGAAACAACGCAGATGCGTGGTGGTCCAAATTCTGTTGTTCAAGGTTATGGACAACAATATGGGTCAACACCTGCGCCTGGACAATTTAGAGTTGTTGCACCAACAGTAAATTCTATTACTGGAGTTTCTACTGCACCAACAATGGCTCAAGCATTCGGATTGACTCCACAACAACAAGCAGGATTATCTAAAGAACAACTTGAAGTTCAACAAGCACAACTTGATTTAGCTAGAATAGAAGGTACTAAAAGGGCTGAAGAAGCAAAAGCTAAATTGGTATCAGATGCAGAATCAAGAGCGCAAGCATTAGGTTTAGAAAAAGATAGTGCAGAATATAATAGAATGGTTGCGGCCGCCTCCGATAGAGGTAACGCAATGGTTACTATGGAAGCCGCAAAATATACTGTTTCGGGTTTAAGTGGACAGGCCAAAGAAGGTGGTGGAACTGAACTACGGAATCCAGGAGATTCACTCCAACTTGGAGATAAAGGATATGTTTCGGGTCAACTATTTCAGAAAAATCTTGCCGGTGAACTTGGTATTGGTAAAGAAATAGGAAACTTTGCATTCGACATGGGTAAGAACATGTTGGGTAAGCAGTTGACACAAAATATTAAGAATCCATACATGCAGATGATTGCAAACTTTGCAATTCAAAAAGGATTGAATAAAGGTGTTGATTGGCTATTTGATAGCAAAGGCGGTGGTTTTGATTTTGGAAAAATGTTTAGTGGACCGTCTAGCACGTGGATGGGACAAACCGATGAGTGGGGTAGTTTAGCTAATGCCGCAGGTGATGTTACTGATGTTGCTACTGCCGGAAGTGATATTGGTGACTTTGCAGACTTATTTGATTGGTTCGCTGATGGTGGTATTGCAACTAAAGCAACTCCTGGTGTTTTTGGTGAAGCTGGTGCTGAAGCTATTATTCCTCTTTCAAATCCTACTGCAACAAAAGCATTGTCTTCAGCTATGGGTACAGACAAACAATTGTCTGCGTTAGGAGACCAAACACAGTTATTGTCTAGCATCGATAATTCACTATTGACAATATCAGGAAAATCAGCTGGCTCGGGAACTAACATTGGTGGTGGAAGTTTATCATCATCAGGAAGTTCTTATATGATGAGTGGCGGCCTAGGTGGAGTTTGGAATCCAACTGCTACTACCTCATCAGGACTTAAACCTGGAGTTAATGCAGGAAAACCTGGTGCTCCTAGCACAATGGACATTGTTGGGTCTATAGCAACTAGTATGGCAAAATCATACGTAATTAAAACTGCTATCGGTGCGGCATTAAATCTTGCCGTTCCAGGAACTACAGCCGCTTTAGCCGCAGGATTTGAAGGTGGTATTATGGCTGGCGTATCAAATGCAGTTGGTATGGTTCCAGGATTTGTTAGTGCCGCAGGAACTAATATTTCAAGTGCTTTAGGTTTGGGTGAAGGTGTTGGTGTTTTAGCGTCTGGTGCAAGTTCTGTTGCTAGTGCTTTAGGTGCTACTGAAGTCGCCGCCGCATTTGCGTCAGAAGGTTTGATGGCTGGCCTAGCCGCTATGGGACCTGTTGGTTGGGCAGGGCTTGCTGTTGTTGGTGTTGCGGCCGCATTAGGATATGGCGGTGGCGGTGGTGGAGGAAGTGCGCCTCCACCAAAAGAACCTAAATTCCATGCCGCAATCTATGTAACAGGAAATAACAATATTGATGCGATAGCGCCAGTATATGAAACAGTCGATTATCATGCAGTTCCTGATGTATACAAAACGATTGCGTATGGTTTATTGCGTGTAGCTTTCAATGCGGCAAAGGCAGCCGAACAAGTTACAAAAATGGCGTCTCCATTTGACTATCTATACATTAAAGTCGAATATAATAGAATTTCTTTATGTTGGGGTAAAGGCGCACCTAATGCAAATACTCTAGCGACAAGTGATGCTAATCAAGTCGGTTCATGGGGTCCACCAAGCAAAGAGCAAAATCTTAATGCTGTTGCAAGTGATATTGTAGATTTAATTAATAAAGAATTTAAAAAGACAGCAAACGCACAACAACTAACTAAACTAGATACTGCGGCTAAAGCATTGGGTAACATGACATTAGACCAATTGAGTTCTGGTTTGATTCAAGACTTGAAGACTGGTGAGTTCAAATTAGATAAATCTGTAGAAAAAGGAATATATGCAAATAATGTAGCCGAATCTAACAGAATTGGTTCCCTAATTAATGCATCATCTACTCATGCAGGATATGTGTCAACTGGAACGTCAGCAGAATATGATGCCGATGGTAATTTGATAAAGGAAGGAACCACAGGCGGAACTCCTATGATTTGGAGTATGAAAGATAACGCATATGTTGACGCTACTAAGTCTCCTGGTGCATTACTATTAGATGCACAAGGAAGACCTGTGTATGATATTCCAGGAACGTCAGCAGGTTTAACTGCTGAAGATTTTGGTGGAACAGACGTTGTTGGTATTGATAGACCAGCTAACTTGTATTCTCCTACTACAGGAAGTGTTACTTCGGGTTCAGGTTCTGGCGGCACTGTTATTAGCGCACCATCAAATACAAAAATTGATAACTCAGCGGTGAATAATTTCTATAATAACGTATCAAATTCTTTAGATATGTTGAGAAGTACAGGACCTAAATAAAAAAGGGAAAGCATTTTATTGCTTCCCCAAAGTCTCACAGGAGAGAAATTACAAAAGATTAATCTTCAGCAAGTTTTTCAAAGTAACTCAAATCCTCATCGTCATCATCAACTGAGTCTGCAACTGTAGGTTTCTTAGCAGATGTTGCCGCAGGTTTTGCTGTTGAAGCAGTAACTGGCACATTAGGTTTAGTGGAGTAGAAATTATCTCCAGCAGAACCATCATCAAGCCCAAGCACTTTATTCAAACGTGCTTTCAATTCATCATAAGACTTGAAATTCTTTTCGCTTAAGAATTCAGACAAACTAAACTCTTGCTTCCAGATACGCTCTAAGTCATCTTCATCGCCAGACAAAGGTGCTGGTGATTCAAACTCAGACTTATCATAGTTCTGATAACCTTCAACTTTACGAATCTTCAACTTGAAGTTCGCACCTTCCCAAAGGTCGAATGGGTTGACAGGAGTTTCATCTTCAAACTCAGGATTCATCAAGTCATTCAACTTGTCGAAAATCTTCTTACCGAATTTGAACAATTTAACTGTTCCGTCATTATCAGGATTTGCAGGGTCCTTGATAACATAGATGTTTGCGATATACTGCAACTTACGTTTTTGCTTACGTGCAATATCTTTGTTAGCATCAGAACCAGAGTTCCAAAGGATGCTATTGTGTTCAGATACTGGATCCTTTTTGTTGAGTGTAGTCAACGAATTTTCAATGTACCATCCACCAGGACCTTGGAATGAATGATTGAATACTTGAACCCAAGGTACATCTTCGCCTGCGGGTGCGGGAAGAAAACGGATCGTTGCGAAACCGTTACCTGCTTTGTCTACTGTGGGTTTCCAGAATCGGAGGTCTTCATAAGACTTCTTACCCTCTTCTTTATTTGTGAGTTTGGAAACTGCGTCTGTGAGTTTTTCCAAATCTTTGGTGCGTGACTTTTTCAAATCTGCAAATGATGTTGATGCCATATTAGTATATTCCTCGTATGTTAAGTATTAAATGTATGTTTTGCTTGTCCACTTTTATCATAATCTACTATAGTATATAGTCTATCATAATTCTCTACAGGTGTCAATAGTCGGCAAACCTTCTTTGGTTTACGCATTACTGCCGACACCACTACGTCACTACTAATTCTCTGAGCGACTTTTTCATCCTTGCCGTATCGTAATTTAAAAAGGGCTGGTACTTTTTGCATAACTTGCTTACCTCTTTGTAGATTGGGTCATGTATCATTGTATCATACCTTTTGACAAAATGCAATAGTGAATTCAATATTGCTAGTGTCTCCAGACTGATTTCTCCTCTTAAGTATTTCTTGATGATTGGTGGATGGTCGCCACCTTTCGCATTAAAAAATTCATTCAGTTCGTCTGGCTTCCAACCAGAAATAAAATCCATCTCATTTTTAAATACATACGTCAAAGATTCTTGTTTACGTTTCCATTTTTTGTATCGTTCTTCACATTCTTCAGAGAGAAGTTCGCCAACCCAAATTTTTGTGTCGTGCAAGAAATTAGAAACTAAAAATTCTTCTAAGTAAGCATCTTTACGATTACCGAGTTTAGCAAAAAAGATTTTGTCTTTACGTTTCAAAAAAGAATCGTATGTGACATTGACTTTCTTGTTGTACTTGAACCAATCGTAACTGTCTTGCGTGAAGTGATTTTTAACTCCCAAATAAACTTTGTATGCGTCTATAGCATCCATCTTCATTAATCGTCCACCTCAATAGGCAATCTTGCTTTCGGTGCAATCATCTTTAACTTCATTGCTTCACCCTCAATAGAAGATTTCATACGTGGTGTAATTAAAGATGCCGCAGTTTCGACTTCAACGTTTTTAATTGAGCAGTACTCTAAGATAGCATCAATCATTGTGATAGGATGTTTATCACGTTGTATCTGTTTAATCTCTGCCTCAAATTCTTTCTGTGTTAAAATCTTAAGACTCATCAAATGAAACTCTCATTGAAGTAATTCGCCCGTTTCGAAATGTTCCAGATGCGTTTGGAGTGCTTGCGGGCTTTGCAGTACGAAACATAGGATTTTTCATATCACTCTCCGATGCATAGTAACTTAGTGGATATCCATTCTTGCGTTGGTAAGTTTTAACTTTAACTTGTTTTTTCACGATACTCATTTCAAAGTTCCTTTTACATTCTATAAAAAATATGACCTTCGATAGTCGCAACTTTCGTCACCTTACTACGCCATGATGGTTTAATATCAATAGCATGAAAATGTGTTGCGCCTTCTAATAGTTTAATTATATCTGATCCACCTGTTTTTGTCAAGAGCATCTTAGCAACTTCATAGCACTCTTTCCATCGTTTGCTGTTTGATGGTGGTGTACTTGCAACTTTGCTATTATACCATGAGAACTGTTGTGGCTCAGTTACAACATCACGGATGTTTTTTGGAAATCTGCTGTCATGCAATCTGTTGAGTGTGACTGCACCAACTGCCATTTTACCGATTAGAGGTTCGCTACCTGCTTCGTAATAGATGTTCATTGCCATCCAATATAGGTCCGACTTACTAGAATTTTTTGGTGCGCCAGCGGCATCTTGAATTTCTTTTAATGATGGCAATTCAGTAGCAATCACATTTGTAGAAAATAGTGCCGATACAAATACTACAGCCGCTAATAGTGCTTTCATATTGTTCCTTTCTTTAGTGCCCACTAAATTTTAGTGGGTCTTTTATTTAGCATTTAACTAATGTGCTTAGTAAATGTGGTCCATCCCATGTTTGGCTTTCGATTCTGAATTGACCTTTGAAGCCATATACTTCTTTAGCCCACATTCTTTCATTGTCGAAATAAAATGGAAATGTTTGTTCTGTGATGATGTTCACATGTGTTGGATCCCAAAAGGCAGCCGCATGAGGAAATGCAGGTGTCTTTGAATAGAATTTTCCTCCAACTTTCAATACTCGCCAAATCTCACTCATCAATTCTACAAATGGATATCTACGATTTGGATTATACATCAGTCTAGGAATGTGTTCGATGAAATCATGTGCAGTCACATAATCAAAGAAATTATCAATAAACGGAATTGGTTCAATAACTAAATCTGCCCGTGTGATTTTATTCTTAGTATCATCTCTAACATCAATACCATATACATGTTTTGCGTTAAATGGATTTTTAGGATACTCACCACAACCTAAATCAAGTGAATAAGTTTCTTCTGGTTCTTTAGTGTATCGAATAATGTCTTCGCTACAATCTGTTACTTTAGGTAAATCTTTACTCCATAATTCTTTTAGTGTTTCTGCTGTCATAACACCATTTGGTCCATGATAGTGATGGCTTCCCCATCCACGAATTCTATCGTGTTCTGGTACTTTATTTTGAATCTGCAACCTACGTTCAAGCATACCTCTACTAGCAATACAATTTGCATAGTGGAAAATCATCATCTCTTCATTGTTGAATGAGGCAAAATGGCGACCAACATCATATTCCATCGTCTTCACATTATGCAAACTTCTAGCACGGCGAGCCATGAAGTCTGTCTTATAGTGAATACCTTGTTTCTTCTGTGCCCACAAAGGTTTAGTTCTGTCTAACTCACCATCTGGATTCCAATCCCAGAATGTGATTGTTGGAATTAAATGTTGTGTAGACCTAATGGTGTCTGCTAAAAACTTTTTATAATCGCCAACTAAAAATTCTGTGACATTCAAACAAATGCGCCAGCCTTCAATCTTGCGTTCATATTCTAATACTTCAACGTCAACAAGTCTAGCATTAAATTCTGAATTTTTAGATTGTACAACTTCCCATGTCGGACAAATCTCTTTGATGATTTCACGGGACCTGTCTGTAGATGCATAGTCGATAATGATACCATGATCGAAAATTTTCTTATGATGTTCTAGCCACCAAGGTAGAATATATTCTTCATTATAAATGTGTGCAATTACTGTTGATGCCATTGTGTCCTCAATTTTCAATTAAACTTGTATCTATCAAAATCGGTACTGTGCTTGTTTTTAATAAGTTCTCAACTGATCCAGGTTTTACATTTGGGTTTCTCAATTGTCCAAACTCATAGAATGAACGTCTAGGTCCACCAACATGACAAATGCCTGTTTGTTCACTTAAACATTTCTCTGCAATCTTAGGTGCAATAATATCTATGTACTCTTTAGATGAATACTTATCTGTAAATGCTGTGTCAAATGGAAAATCAACATCGCAAAATTCTGTTCGTATCACTAAAGATTTTTCATAAATTAGAGTAGCCATCTCACCAGCAACTTTAGATTTTGCATATCGTGTTAATGGATTAGGCAAATCTGTATGTGTGTAGTTTCCTTTTTGTCCATCGAATACATGTGACGATGAAATAAAAACAAATCTAGCATTCTGATTCATCGCATGTTTTAATGCGTTACATGTGCCTTGAATGTTTGTTTCAATTGTGCCAATAGGATTTTTTTCTGCATCAGCAAATTTTGCGATAGCCGCACAATGAATAACCAAATCGCAATCAAATAGTGTAAAGAAGAGTGGATCGGTAATGTCTAACTCACTACTACTAGGTGCAATGATTTCATGTCCTCTTACTCTTAAATGGCGAATTAAATTTCTGCCAAGAAGTCCTGATCCACCAGTTAACAAAATTTTCATTTGCCTAAAACTTTCTGAAATGTTGTTATGTTAGAATATTCATCACTATCGAAATTATAGCTTAACGGATCCATATTGTCAAGTATCTCAGCCAAAGAGTCTAGAGGGGTAAATTGTGCTTTGAAACCTAACTCATCTTCGATTTTTTCTGTACTCACTTTGTAGTTACGAACATCATTGTTTTCGTTGATAACTAAGTCAACAACATATCCTCTTTTTCTCAACTCTCCGTGAATTGCTTCACCCAACTGACCAATCGTCATATTGCCGCCAGAAAGATTATAAACACCAGACACATTCAAGTCTGCTTCTAACGCTTTTTGATATCCCTGAATCACATCACGAATATCTACAAGTGGGCGCCAAATCTTTGGATTATTAACTACAATCTTTTGTGTAGTGAATGCACTCTTCAACATAGTGTTCACAACTAAGTCGTAACGCATCTTTGGAGACCAACCACCAACTGTGCCTTTACGAAACAAAATTGGTTTGAAGTTATCATCTTCTAATGTTTCTAAGCCACGTTCACATTGTAGTTTAGAAATACCATATGCATATGCAGGTTTAACAAGACTGCTTTCGTTCAATGTTTTATTCTTAGTGAATCCATATACGCTACAAGAACTTGCACAAATAAAACGTTTTACTCCAGCTTCTTTAGCAATGAATGCAAGATACATTGGCGCAGAAGAATTCTCAATGAAGTTTAAGTCTGGTCTAAACATTGCCATTGGATCATTAGATAATCCAGCAAGAAACATAATTGCATCATATGAAGTCAACTCTGCGGGTTTGATATCCCAAAGGCTTTTTCTTTCCTTTGAAATATTTGGATTGAGTTTATCTCCAAACCAGAAGTTATCAATAACATGTACTTTGTATCCAAGATCAAATAGATGATTTGAGAGTCTTGTGCCAATGTAGCCTGCGCCACCAACGATAAGAATATTTTTCATAATTAAAATTTCGGGTTTAGTTTATAATCTGCGAAAGAGCCTGCGGCTCTATCTTTGTCTGATAGAATGATATTTTGTTTGCCTTCGGCAAAATGTTTCCATACCTCATTTAAACCTATTTCATCATCAAATGGACTTATCGCAGATTCTGCTAATGGATTGTGTACTGCTGTGCATTTGTACATAAGGTGAGTATTATCCTCTAATGATAAAAATGCATGACCAAAACCAGGAGGAACCCATAGCTGAGTATTATTATTAGCACTTAATCCTTCGGCGTGCCAATAACCATATGTTTTAGAATCTTTTCTGAGATCAATTGCAATGTCAATTCCATTTCCGTGAGTTACACGAACCAATTTTCCCATTGGTTCATCCCATTGAAAATGAATTCCTCTTACAACATATTTTCGTGATGATGATTGATTGTCCTGAACAAATTTTACGCCTAGTGCGGCTTCAACTTTTGGGTTGAATGTTTCAGTAAAAAAACCACGGTGGTCTTTGTATACAGGTAGTGTGATGGATTTAACATCGGGGATTGTTTTAGAATCAACTATATGCATTATTATTCTCCATAAATTAATGACAGGTTATTCTGTTACGAGGAAACCTGTCGAAACCCTAGTCAGCGTTTAGGCTGCCAATGCGAAACGTGAGTCGTTTGCGTTTACTTTTTTTGCTTGATTTACGGTCATCGCCTACCGTGCTGTCCACTCTGGTACTCTTTGCCCTGTCGAAACTATGCACCCCCATCAAAAATAAATTATATAATTGTATTTTCTGCAACAACATATACTTTCCATTTCGGATGTTTTTTAGAAAGACTTTCTGCTTTAACAAGCAAATGTTCTTTACTCTTACTTACATCTTTTACGAAAGTTTTGTCGCCAGTTTTTACTACAATTTTATATTTCATAATTTACTTTTGGTGGAGGTGGGGGGATTCGCACCCCCGTCCAGAACCTGTTTCTCTTTGCTTCATACAGCAATATCAATCGTAAGGTGGCCAACCAGTGTCCGCCTTACTATCTTCTTCAAAATTATTCCAATCGTAGGTTGCAAGTTTGTAAATCCAAAATGCATGTAGTCCTACAACAAGAATTAATAAAATTATATCACTATTTATCATGTTAGTCAATCAGTACGGCATCATATGCTTCTCGGTAAGAAATAAAATCTTTGATGTAGTCGTTGCGTTTCTTAATGAACACTTGTGGATGTTCAGAATCAACTGCTATCATAATTACAATTTGTGATACTGGTATTCCAGTTCGTTCTTCATACATGACTGCATACGCAGAGCATTGCATAAAGTATCCTTTAATCCAACTCTCTTCTTTTAATTTGCTTGAAGTCTTGAAGTCAATGATAGATAACTTACCATCATATTCTGCAATACAGTCAACTCTACCAGCAACTTTTAAATGATGAGAATACAAAGGAATCTCTAGCGCATGAATGTTATTTACATGTTCATCCAATAGAGGTTGTAAAGACTTGAACATAGCAACAGAATCTGGCATCGTCTTACGTGCAAAGTCTTCTTCGTTGTTTAAATAGTTTTCGCAAATCTTGTGTACTCTAGTTCCACGGCTGGATGCTTTAGTGGAGATACGATTGGCTTCTTCTTCACCGACACGTTTTCGCCATTCTATGATTTTATCTTTACCATGCTGAGATGTGATAGTAGTCACGGAAGGATATAGATTGCCTTCAGGCGTTTTATAAAAACGCTTGCCGTTTATTGTTTCGGTTTCTAGGTCATAATCAATATCACAACCAACATGTTTAAAGTTCATTTTTATAGTACCATAAAGTATAGATTAAAGTATTTATCTCCGTTGCTTTCAACTCCACCAGAAAAATGTATTAAAGGAAGTCTTGCCAAGTCTCTTAGTTTAACACGAATGTCGATATCTGTCAATAGTATAACGTCATCAGAAATATCTTTTAGATATGTATCCTTTAATTCAATCTCAAATCCTCGCTTATCGGTATTTTCATCTCTTACCGAATACAATTGGCCAATTCTTTCTTGTGTTATGAATTTTGGATACAATCCAAAGCCACTTGAGTCTATGAGAGATTTATACTTGTCTTTAGATTTTATCGATTGATATCGTGTGACAGCACATTTAGATTTAGTCCATTTGAATCCATAGCCAAAACCTTTTGTAACAGTTTCACAATATACTTTATACTTAGCGACATTGGTATCGGCTTCAATTGCAAAAATAATAAAATCACATGTAGAAAATTCACTCAACAGCATGTCGATATATTTTTCTGGAAAGTTATATTTTTTAACAATTTTTAATACGCTGTTAAAATTTGTAAACTTCTCTTTTCTAAAAACCACAATAATACGATCCCTGTTAAAGTTACTTTTAGTAATTTTAACGGAATGGTGTATTTTCATTTTGTGATCTAGCCAAAATTCACTTTGAAAATTTTCTAAAAATTCTATTACATATTGATTATCAGTACGAATTGAATCCAAAGCAATATACTTTGGATCCAATGAACGAATATCTATGTTCGCTAGACTAACTTGTTGCGGTAACTCCATCTTCATATTGTAATTTCGCTAAAATATAATCTTTCACTAATGAGGAACGAACAATATCATCCACGGTAAATTCGATCTTTGTGAATGCATTCATGTGATATGCAATGTCAAAGAATTTAAGAATTCCTGATACATCATTTTTCTTTTTATTTAAGTCTGTTTGTCTATAGTCGCCACACCAAATAATTTTAGATCGATAACCAACCCGTGTCATAACAGTATCAATCTCTTCATACGTCATGTTTTGCATCTCATCAACAATAATGATAGCATCATCAAATGACATACCACGAATGAATGATGTTGAAATGAATTCAATATGTCCCTGCTCTTCTAATCTATCCCATGCGTCTTTGCGACCAAATAGTGTTTCGCAGATTTGTCGATATGGTTGTTGATAGATTTCCATTTTCTCATTTACGTCACCTGGCAAATGTCCAATCTCTCTTGATTGAACAGCAGAACGTACTACGATAATTTTATTAAATGGATTTGCTTTATCCATTACTTCTTCAATTGCTTTATACAATGCACAGAATGTTTTACCTGTACCTGCTACACCATGAAGTGCTACAAAATAGTCTCCACGTTTATATGCATCGAAAAAAAGTTTTTGATTTTCTGTTAAAGGGTCAAAAGTTTTTAAATCATCTAGTCTGAGTCTGAGTGTATTATTGACGGTTTTGTTTCTAGGAGTCGATTGAAGTTCTGGTTCGGTATTTGCTGATTTAGGCACAGCAGGTTTTCTTGCCATGGGAGTCCTTTTACTTGTTGTAGTGTAATGTATCCTCATTATTAGAAAGTGTTAACATTACCTCTAGGGTGAGCCTCTTTAGCTTTTGCAAGGACTTCTCTAAATCCATTGTCTGGCTTTCTGAGACCCAATCTAATAGGATCACCTAATGATGGGGCGCCTAGCATAACAGATTCATAGTGAGGATTTTGTTCTAAGAATTCCTCTCTATCAGCAATTTTAAAAAGTCTTTCGATTATTTCGCCTGTTTCACGATGGCGAAAGTTGTATGTTGGCATTCTTTACTCCGTATGAGAACCACTCTGGTGTTTCTCTGTTTTTCCATTTTGCAAATCTACTCTTATCATGTATATAGTAATTTTGATAAGAACGAATTGAGTCGTTTGTCACTTTATATGTATCTGGCATTGCAGGTGTAGGTTCAGTAAAGATTCCTTTAGGAATATTCATTGGATCCAAATAAAGTGCAGACATTAACTTTTCACATGCATGTTTCTTACCATATCTATGTGTGTATTCTTGCAAAAGATAAAACCACATGCGATAAAGCCAACGATAATTTTCTTTCGATTGTCTCACCCAAATAGCGGATGGATGATTAACATGGCTTGCTTTATATAACGTATGTTCAGATAATTCATCTTTCATGCGCCAACGCTGAATGCTACGATTGTTAGAAGTCTTATCAGTATACTGTTCGCCATCAAGCACACGGTGTGCAGTTGACATAAGCTGTGCATACTCAATAATCATTTTAACAACGTGTTTATCTAAATGCATTTTGGCGCACGTTGATGGATCAGGATCAAGATAAAAAATGTTCATATAAAATTCATTGAAATTGAAATTCTGTCTTCTTCATTAGTTCCGTGTTGAACCATGTGCCTTAGATATGATCTAAAAATTAAAAGCATACCTTGCTTAGGTTCATATGAACATGTGGGACGATTAAATTTTGTTAGGTTAACAATATTTTTAGGCATCATCATATCAGGCTCACTTGGACTTTCAAATACTATATTACCACAACCAACTGGAGAAGTCAAGTAATATGCACAAGAAAAAATAGAATTGTTGTGTACGTGATACTCTTGGTAGTTATTTTTATTGGCAATGTTTACCCACGCATTCGATGGCGTATACATTGCCATTGAACCAAATGATTTCGAATATTCTACTACATGCTTATTGATTTCATTGACTAAAGGAAAAAATGTTTTATCCTTAGTCAATTCATAAACACCAAAAGTATTGTACATGTTTCCTAGCCATCCTTTTCCTCCTGATGGAATGTTCTCTCTATTAGTCTGAATGTATTCAGCCCAAATGTCGTTTTGTTCTTTTGAGAACAAATTTTCAATTCTATAGATAGCAGTAGGAAACCACTCATCAATCAATCTATTTTCTCCACCAATACTTTATCGCCTTGATCTCTACCAAACGACATATTATCGTAGTATACACGAACAAGCCCTTTACGTGCAAGTGAAACACATGTCACACATGCACCAAAGTAGTTTACATTTTCCGTAATGTCTTCAATACATTGACTTGGAACACCTTCAGCACGGGACAACATTTCTGTCATCAATACGACATCTTCCATACCATCATTGAATTCACTATCACCTTCATCAATAATTTCCATTAACACTTCTAAGTTTTCATCAGACAATTTCTTAAAGAATTTGCCTAATGATGTATACGGATTTCGCATCAGCATTTTTGCTACTGATTTTGTGACAGGAAGAAGACCTTCTGCATCAATAATTTTTTCCATATTTGGATGTGAGTTCTCAAAATCAATAGGGTTTTCCATTTAGTGTTCCATGTTATAATAAAAGTCGTTGATGTATCTTTCGCTATCGCCCATTCTGTGCATGTCCGATGACGTTCTAATTCTAAGATTTTCTGGCAGAGAAGTTATGAAACTATTTGTGCTATATCTTGCACCACTAATAACTTCTTTCACTTCGTGCACCCAAAATGGATCCGCAGGAAAAATTAATGCATCTCCAGTTTTAAGTTCAACATCGTATTTACCATTAAAAAATGTAAATTGTCCGCCAGTATAGTCTTCATTTAAATTAAACGTGCAACTGGCATGAACAAAATGATCCCAATCTATATGAGGATGAATCCAACCACCAGGTTCATATTTTAATAACCTATACATATGAGAATATTTCAAAACATTTTTTAGTGCATGTGTGTGAAACATTTTTTTCGATTCTAAATATTCAAGCCATTGTTTAATTAGATTTTTTGTTGCGGAATGAATAAGATCAAAATTTTTTGTTCCTGGATTTAAACAAACTCGTTTGAAGGTAGATTGTGTTGGATTTCCAGTAATTGCATGAGTGCAGTTTTCATATTCGAATTTATTTTTTTCTTTTTCATACTCGGAAATTAAAGAAGCACATTGATCTTTGCTCAATGCACCTCTAACTATTAATAGAGAATCTTTATAATTTATTTCCATTAAATCTCCACGTATTTAAGTTTAAAATTATCGGCACGGTCTTCGTAATTAATATAGCCACGTGGATTGCAAACAACCCTAGTGGTGCCAATCATGTAGTCAAAGTCTTCATGTGTATGTCCATGGGTCCACAATTTAATTTGAGGACGATCCAGAATGAATTGATCTAAGCGGCTACTGTATGCACCATTCACAATCACTTCATCTTTGTATCGTGGATGAGTAGATGCCTTGCTAGGTGCATGATGCCCAACAACAACATACTTACCAAGAGGCTCACTTGCTACATTAATGTATTGTAACATTTTCTTGTGATCCTGTACAGTATCTTCTGGTGTAAATCTAGCAGGACGTTTATGAAACGTAGGGATTTGCTTACCCTCTTCATTTACATCAAATGTTTTGTAAGATACCATTTCGGTACTGTTTATAATAGTACGAAAATCATTCATCACACCACGAATGTGTGAAAGAGTAACAGGGTCTTGTGCATTCATATCAGTCCACAATGTACCACCAATGAATGTTACATCACCAAGTGTAACATGCTCTTTGTCAAGAATGTGCAAATTTGGAATGTGTCCAAGAAAGTTTCGTAGAATCGTAAATGTTTCTGCATAATCACCATTATAGTGTTCGTGATTACCCGCAATGTAAATTACTGAAGGAAATTCGAAAGCACAGCGAGTAAAGAAATCAATATAACGTTGACTTCTACCATTCTCTACAAGCCCATATGGATCAGACTTACGAAAGTCAGCGGCAACACAAATATCGCCAGACAGAATTAATACGTCAGCGTTCTCTTCGTTCTTTAAAATTAAATCTCCGAATTCAAGATGAACATCGGATGTAATAGCAATTTTCATTGTAGCAGTCTTTTCATAGTTTCAATAGTCACATTGACATTGTTGTGTAAAATACCGATACCTCCAGCATTAGAAAAAGAATCGATTACGTCTGGTGTATCATCCACCAATATGATTGTGGATTCTGCATATTCGGCTTTCAATCTACGCCCAGGCACAGTATTTATTTTATATTCAATTCCCCGTTCACAAAGCCATTGCGTCTTTTGGATTGTCACTTCCGCATGATACTTTTGTCCGCCGCTAGAAGTCAGCATTTCAATAGGAATACCACGAATGGTTCTTACGTATGCAAGTAATTCTTCTCCACCTTCGTACCAATCTAATGTTGCAAAACTTTCGGCTTCAATAAATTTAGTCCAATTGGGAGAAAACTGTTTTCGATCCCGTGATTCACCCGCAGTTTCGCCAAACAATTCAAAATAACGTCTATTGAAATCACAAAAAACGCCATCCATGTCTAGATAAATTTTAGTTATAGCCATAAAATAAGTCCAATCATTATTACAAAAAGTAAATATTCCATAAGAGTGAAGTTTATCATTAGTTTATAAAACCAAGGATACTGCATCAATCTATCATATATGGAAAGTTTCATTCTGACATTCTCGCAATTAAATTTTGTAAAACAGGTTCTATCTCAAAAACGGGAATGCTTGACATATACTGCACATATGTTACAACGTCAGTACCAGTCAAGCCTAAGTCCCATGCTTCAAGGATGTATCGTTCTATTACTGCACGGTCATCCATATCACCCCAATCAATATCATGTTCGAATATATGCTTCAGCGAATGCACGGTCTTCGTAATCCGCAACGTCTGTATCAATCTCATCTAACAGATTAACAGGTTTCTTTGCAGAAGATTTAGCCATCGCATTCATAATTCCATCAAGGGAATCACCAGCAGGAACAGGCGTAGGAGTAACTTTCTTTGCTTTCGCAACAACAGGCTTAGCCGCTTTCACAACTGGAGCCTTAACAGCCTTCACTTTGGCAGGTTTTGCAACAGGTGCAGTACCAGCGCCAACGAGTTCATAACTCACAACTGTGCGGCCATCACGATTGGCACGAACAGCAAAGCCCGTGTTTTTCTTGATTTCCCACAGATAAGTAGAAAGGCGAGTCGCAACGATACCATCAATCGCACGAATGGTGCTAACAGGTACAGGTGCTTTTGCGTTTTGCAAAACTTCAAAAATCTTTGTGTATTGTTGAACAGATTTAGTCATAATATATTTCCTTAAAAAGAGTTAACTAAGAGATACATGGTAACACACCATGTGGTGTTTGTCAAGCGGTAACAACAAAAGGTTTGTCCCACTTGCCAACATTGATATGAGCATAGTAAGCGGTGTCGAAATAATCCGTTTGTGCATCACTATTGTCATAATAATCACCAGAATACATTGCAGTAACGATTTTGGTCATTAGTTCTTTTGCCTTACCAGAATAGTGGTTCTGATAATGGTAAGGATTCACTTGGTCGTAACCAGTGTCATTGGGACGGAAGCCACGGGATACTTGGTAGAAGTCTGCCAAGCAAGTTTCGTTAGAGTTCGCAATAAAATCTACAGGCGCAGATTTAATTGTGCATGTGATAGAAAGATTATCGCAACGCAAGGAATACTTAACGCCAGTACCTTTGAGGGCGGCATCAAGGTTTGCTTTGATCTTTGCTTTGCGTTCTTGATTCATATAAGCCATGTTCAATTCACTCCATAAAAAATAGCGTCTTCATCATACGAATGGGATGCATACATCATCATATCGTGGTAAGCATTCATTGTATCAAGGAAGTCCTGATAAGTCAAGTCAATTTCCTCTTGCTGTTGGGTTAAAGCAACATTCTGTAATTCAGCATTTATCAAGTCAAGATTCATAATTAGTCCTTAATCTCACAACCAACACCCCTAGTATCGCATGAAATACCGCACCTGTCAAGGGCTTTTCTGGCAAATGTCGCAAAAAAACAACAAAATTAGGGCGGTTTTGGGTGGTTTTCCGCTATAGTTTGATGCTAGAGTACGTCCAAGCCGTCAGAGCCGCCCAAACGGCGGTCTAGGGCGTCAATATCATCGCCTAAACGGCGGTGAAAAGAGTCCTCCCCATCATCCCCCGAAACCAGCCAGTCGATCCTCTGCACATAAATTTGTGCCAATAAAAGTGTCATATGAGCCAGTTTAAATTTTGCAATAGTTTCTGGCGAATAACCATAACCTTTTATGTCTCCGTATTCGTTCACTTCCTCGGAATCATTGTCTAGGATAAGTTGTTCAATTTCATCTGCAATATATCCAAGTTCATATTGTTTGTATTGAAAATGTCCGCCACTCATAATTATCTTCCTGTAATAAATCCCACAACAAAACCAAACGTTCGAATACACCAAACCTTGAAACGGAATCTTTTGTTTATACCATTCCGTTTGGATTCATCGTATCGATTACGCAATATTGGATTCACACGGTTCCTCCGTAGTACGGAATCAACAGTTCTAAAGCGGCAATAAGTTTGATGTTGTTTGTAACATCTTCTGGATGCAAATATTTACCTTCTTTGAAATCTTCAAGTTCTTTTCGCAAATATTTTAATTGATCCTTCAATACCAACAGAGTGATTCTGTCAGCAGTATCAAAATCAATCATAAGTCCGTTACTCATAATTCAACTCCATAAAATTTGTTTCTTCAGGAAGAATTTCCATCACTAAAGTATCTTTACTTTTCTCAATCATATTCGTCAATACGCCATGTCCGTATCCGCTTGTACCATACAAACGTTTGTTGCATTGATATACTGAACCAGACAAACCTTCAAAATAATATGAATGTTTGTCTTCAGTAATTTTAGTCACTCCAGAATTTAATTTCCAAGAGTCACTACCAAGATAACCACCATACCAACATGCAAAAATCCTGTAATGGAATTCATTGACATTGTTAGTCAGTTTGACCATTAGCCATTTGTCTGGTGTGTAATCGCTCATTCTTCAACTCCGAAATGTGCCATAATCTGATTACGAACCTCATACTCGCCACCCTCATACAGATGACCAATGTCAGCGCATTCCCGCACAATCAACTCGGCGAACTTTTCGCACCATTTATCAAACGGCATGGATAAAGGAACACCTGTTTGTTCCATCAGTTTTTTAATTCGTTCGTTCATCTTTTGTTTTCTTAATGAATAGTTGCGTACCAGCAGGAAGATTCTTAAACATCATAGGCACAGTTCGTTCGTCAGATTGATCGGTATGGACTGTATGCCCGTTCCATAATTGTCTAACTTCGGGAAACTTTTCTGTTCCTATCACTCCTGCTATTTCAAATTCTTCGTTCATTCTTCAACTCCAGCAAGTTCTTTAATTAGTTCGTTCATGCGAATTCCTCAATGTCAAATTTAGTCATAACAATTTGACCCTTCACTTTCTTTGGATAGAATTCTGGTGCTGTCATTGTCTCTGCAACAAGAATTTTACCAAGTGCGATCCATTCAACAAGTGGCATTGAAATGTCAGTATATGCTTCAAGATATTCTTGGCATTCAGCAAACGTTTCAAATTGTTTTGCGTCTAGTGTATTAGTCAGTTTTGGTTTTGCGAGTAACATAATTTATTCCTTATAAACAAGTGAGGAGGTACCATCGTAACGTGAAATGTCTTCGTTCCATGAAGGTGGTTGTCCGCATTCAAAATGCGCTACATCACGACCTTCAATGTCTTCTTCAACATCCAGAATATCAACTTCATCGGTGTAGTGCCAATCATGGCACCATTCACAATAGACTTTGAATCTATCTTGTGCCATTTGGCGTTTGCTTTTAAAGCCTGTCATTGCTCTACCACTCCAAATAGTTCTTGAATGTTTTCAATACATGCACGTATATCTTCACCAATATTTAAACACGCCGTATTGTATCCTTTATCCCAATCATCTTTAGGTTTAGTTCTTTGATCGGCAACTTTATCTTCCAATTCGTATAAAAATTCCAATGCTTTAGAATAGTTTTTTTTCATAATATTCACTCCGCAGAAACTGGGTCTAAACAAAATTGTGCAAACTCTTCCCACGTACCTTCGAACAATGGTTCTTGGTCATATGGACTTTCGCCATATGGAAAATCGTGATACACAATTACTTTGTTTTCGTATACGTGATATTCATAATCTTGGCTGTAGTCACGGCCAGTCATTGGTGCGTAGATATAAATTCCACCAACACCATGTTTTAATTGAACAACCAATTGTGCGGCAAGGCAACCCATGCCATTTGCTTGTGCAGAATTTTTATCGCTATACCCATTGACTAGGGTTTTAGAATTTAAAAACTGAGCCAGTTCGTGGCCATGCCCTGAGGGATAGCCATCGAATTGCCGATAGATGCACATGATTGGTTCATTAGTTCCGTCATCGGAATTGGAACCATCGTACACAAAAGTTAAAGACCGAGTACCCATTACATATTCTCCTTAGCCATATCATAGCCATTCATAAAATCAGCATCGGAAAACAACAAGTCATTCCAACGCTTCTCAACAATTTTCTCAACCCATTCAACTGGACAACCAACTTGCTCTGCAATTTCTTCGCAAAGCATAACTGTAGTGTCTAGTATCTCATTAATTTCAATTTCAATATCGCTCATTATGCATCCTCACGCATTACACTAACACCAATCAACATGCCGATTAGACCGCCAATCGCAACCATCATTAGGGTCAACAAGTCGGCATCGGGATTCACTTCAATACCACCAACGGCACCAAAGACAATTAGAAAACTAACAAGCATTATAACAGAACCACGCATTAATTCCAACTCCTAACATTAAGTACTTCAATTTCAACAAATTCATCTTCAATATCATCGGGTATTTGCTTTTCAACGGTATTAGCAAAATACACAGCGGCATCATTATTATCAAATGCCTTCAAATTGACCCAACCATTCTCAGGACCGAAACTCTTAACGATATAAACTTCCATTTTAATCTCTTTTCAACTGAACAAATTCTAGTATAGCACAATGGGAAACAATGTCAACAACTATTTTCAAGACTGTTGTTTTCTTGCAACACCAGAAATTTGCCACAATTTCTCTTCACCTTCATAATCGTATGCGTGGACAAAAAGTTTTTGTCCGTATGCTTCGATAGTACCCCAATTATCATAAACATTATTCGGGTCTGGTTCTACAGTAACGTTCCGCATAATTTCACAATAACCTTTTTGTCCCGTAAACAATTTGCTTTTAAAATATTTGTAATTATCGGGATAAGTGATAAAGATTTTAGATTTCATTTTAAGCGGCCATTAACATAAGAGTAGGATATTTCACAAAACCAGTGGTGTCTTTCTTAGCCTTGCCTTTAGCATACAGACCAACCACAACACCTTTAGGGTCAAGGAAACGCAGGTCGGATTCGTCACCATTGAAAACTGGCAAGCCCATATAAGTCTCAGGCATTGGCAAAGTTTTCTTGATACCAAACACGGTAGCAACATTATAACCTTGTTGAATTGCTTTTGCAACATCGGCATCATTGCCGTCAGCGGCAGAGAATGTCAGGTGGTAGTTAGCGATATCAACAATTTTACGACCAAGAATCTTGGTGTAGTCATAGAATTGGACTTCAGGAAAAGCGGCAAAAATATTACGGAAGAATTTTCCGTTACGTACAACCTCATACTTTTCAAACGCAAGGTCGGAAGTACCATTCAGACGGAAAACAGGAATCAGGTTCATCCGTTTGCTTTGTTTGATAGCCAATTCAATATCAGCAACAAGCAAAGTCATAAAATAGTTACGGGTTTCGAAAAACATTTTGGTTTTGCGAATACGTGCCTGTTGAATAACGTTAGTGGTTTCGCCACGCTTAAACATACCACCACGACCAGCGGTGTTCAAACAAGCGGCAGTACAACCGGCAGTACGCTTGGCACAGGTTTCATAACCGCTCAAGTTGGCAGGCGCAAGGTGCAGAATGTAGGTATTGTAACCTTGTGACATTCCTTTAAGTACTTTGGGATTTCCGGTAGATAGTAATTTCATAAATTTTTCAGTTCTTTTCTCAATCTCTAGACTCTAGTGTAACAGGATCGGTAAACATGTCAACAACTATTTTCAATGCTGTTGTTTTTCTGCAACACTATGCAAATTCGTAAAATTTAACGGAAGGGTCAAGTTTTTGCAGTTCTTTAGCCGCCATTGTCAATTCCTTGTAGCGTTTCTGGACCAAACTACGGGGCAGTTCACCATCACAAGTCAAATTTTCAGGACTCAAATCTGAATCGATTGAATCGGCAATCTTCTGACGGTCAGTAGCACTATCTAATGTAAGTGCTTTGGCACCAAAGATTGTGGCGTATGCGTTCTTGCGTACCAGATATGTGTTTAATGCTGACATTTTGTTTCCTTTTCTTAATTTCTAGACTCTAGTATACTACAGTAGGAACATAAGTCAACAACTATTTTCAGAAATGTTGCAGAAAAACAACGCAAAAAACCGCCTTTTGGGCGGTTCTTCTAGTCTCGGAGGGGTATGAGTACAGTCTATAGCGGAAAGCCGCCCAAAACCCCGCCTACGGTGCTGTATTCTTCCAATTTTTGAGTGCTTTTTCCAATTCCATGAACGCTTCCTCTTCGTAAGAATTACTGTTGTTTTGTACAGTACTACCTTGGTGTTCAAATGCATATGGGGTTGTTGTGAAAGTGTTTGATGGCGAAACGCCATTCATATTATCAAATGGCCATTTGCTTTCGTATTCTTCCTGAAGGCTGTCGAATCCAAATTCTTCCTCGCCGCCTTCGGTTGTGTCTTCATTCTTAACTGCATCCCATACAATTTGAAATTTTTCATACAATGTAGAATCGATATCGTCAATCATACCTTCTAGTGTATATATCGCAGATTGCAATACTTTAATGTCCACATAGTTTTCTGTGCCTGCGACAAGAAGTTTAAAGAGATTTTTAAATTCTCCAACTCGGATGATTTGAGTTTCTAAATCAGTTAATTCGCCCCAATGTTTCATATTGACTCCATTTTCAATTGTTGATTGTGTTGCCGTGGTTGTTGTTCACGAACGGACTCTTTGATAGTATTTTGAAATTTAATAACACTACTATCTATAAGCATTGCAATACCGGAAGTTCCTGCTGTTGCTAGAAAGATACCAACAGCACATCCACATAGAAATTTCATCATGCTATGTTCCATTCTATATCATCACGAATCTCTACAGATTCGCTACCATCATATTCGTGAATGCGAAAAGCAGTACCAACAGGCAACCATTCGATTGTCAAATCGTCAGCACCGCCACAGTATGTATTTGGATGTTTAGCAGTAACATATGCTTCAATCGCTTCTACTGAATCTCCACGTTCAACCATAGTGACTAGTGTTGGATCATACAACATAAAGTCACGATAATCTTCTCCACCGCAATATGCCCATGAAGACCAACCAGCACCAAATCCTGGAGATACTAGTACTGCAACTTTTCCATCACGAATAACTTTGTTCATTAGTCCACCTTCATCGCATTCAATTCACTAATTTTTTGTGCTTCGATTTTATCTGTTTGTTTGTCTAACTCACGGAAAGATTTAGATGCACGTAACTGAGCATAGAGTGCGGCATTACGTTGTACTTCAGCAAGCATAATTTTGTTTGATTCATCAGCAGAGAAACGTAGTCGAACAAACGAACGGAAACCAGAACCTTCTTTCACTACCATAAAGTTTTGACGTTGCACACCAACTAGATTTACTTTAGCAACAATCAATCGTGTAGTACGTTCGATATCAGCATTAGCAACACCTTTACCTAGCACACCAGATTCAACTGCAAAGTCTTTCATCATAGCACTAGTGTATGACGAATAGTTTGATGCAAGTTCACGTTTAGCGGACAACATTGCCTTGTCTACTGCAAATTGAAAATCGTTTGAGTATTCAGTACCAACACCATAGATAGCAGAATCGTCTTTCTTGGGTGCATCAGCATACCACTTAGGGTAGTCAACTTCGTTACTAAACATTTTCGTTTCACTCACACTTGGACCATCTTTGATAGTGCTACATGCGCTTAATGAAATTACAAATGGCAATACGATATAACAGATTAATTTTTCCATGATTTATTTTCCTACATTCTTAATGTATTGACCTGCTTGATTCAAGTCTTGTCCAGCACCTTGCAGAGTGCCACCCACAGTACCACAGCCAGTTAAGACTACCAGTACACCCATAATAAAAAACAACTTCATTTTACTGCCTCTCAATACTTACATGATGATTAATAACTTTTCTGCTAGAGAACGGAATGTCCTTTACCAGCGCCTCAAACTCCATTGTACTGTACCTAGGTTTGAAAGTCAAATTCTTATCGGTAAATAAAAACACCAGTAGTTCATTAGAATGACTTTTGCCATTTGGCAATTCAGCTTGCAGTTTATAATTAGCAGATGGAATTTGAATTTGTTTGTTAGTCTCCAGTACTTTGTCAGTATAGACCATTTGGTACTCTTTGTCAACTAGATTAAAAATGCCAACGGTACCGGCAATCCCAGAGACGGCTTGGAAAACAAATCGTTCGCCAGCCTTCAATTGATTTTTGCCCTCAACATGAAACTTCATAGTATTGGTAATCTTCTCTACGTTCGCAACAATGTCAACTTCACAAACTTGTCGATTCCTATCGGGATAAACTTGTTTGTCTTTTTTGATGATTGTTTTAATCTCACCACTTACTTCAGTATAAAGAGTAGAAAGCACGGTACATTTCTCATCTTTACAATTTTCGTTTTGTGCGGCTTCAATCATTTCACCGACAAAATTTGCAATTGCATTTTGCTTTGCCTTTTCTTCAGCAAGTCTACATGCAACATTCTCAGCAGTATCAGGACCGAATGAATACTCACCAGTACCTGATACACGTTCAGCATGTGCAATACTTGCACAAAGCAAAGTCATAACAAATAGTTTACGCAACTTTCAATCCTTTCAGTCTGTCTGCCGCATACGATGCCGCAAACGCATTTGGTTTAACCATTGGAACAACATTACATGTTCCTTTGATGTAGCCAATTGCTTCATTAATAACGCAAGAACTTCCATGCATCTCATTCGGATTGATATCCAAATGAACTTCAACATCACGACCTTCAAGTACATCCGCAAGTTTGATATACAACTCAGAAAGTTTATACACTTCGTTCATCAAACGATATCTTGGACGATTCACTTTCTGGTCATAGTCACGCTCACGCTGTACTTCTCCAAACAATTTGCATCCATTATTTCCGTTGATATGAACTACAATAGCAAGAATATAATCTGCGTACCATAATCCACCTATGTTAAATCTTTCAGAATCACAACCAATATAGATTTTAGTATCGGGTGTTTGATCTTCTATGAATTGCCGCACCTCTTCTAAATCTAATTTTCGCACAACGTACTCCTTAATAAAACTTGGTGGGCAGAGAGAGAATTGAACTCCCACTCAAGCGATTATGAGTCGCCTGCTTTACCATTAAGCTACCTGCCCTAAAACTTGGTACGAGTGGAGGGACTTGAACCCTCAATCCGAAGCGGCAGATTTTAAGTCTGCTGTGTATACCAATTCCACCACACTCGCATAACTGGCCTGCCCTGAGAGATTCGAACTCCCGACATGCGGTGTAGAAGACCGCTGTTCTATCCAACTGAACTAAGGGCAGTTATTTAATTTCTATACATGTAGTATAGTTGATATTGATTGTGATGTCAAGTGGAGCGGGAGGCGGGATTCGAACCCGTCTATTTCAGTTTGGAAGACTAACGTGTAACCGTAAACACTTCACCCGCAAATTTATATTAAAAATATTTGTATTGTTCTTCTAATTTTATTTTCTACAACAGAACTTGTGCCATGAAAAACTTTATAATCTGATATGACTGCAAGATTTTTTTCTGGCACCACAGCGTTTATTATATCATCATTCTTGTACAAATACAAGCCACCATCATTTATATGCCAATCATCATTTAGATATATTGTGACTGCACCCGATCTGTTAAGATCGTAGTGCCATGGTATGTAACTATTTTTAGTCCAGTAGAAAAAAGAAATCTTGCATGTTTTATATTTGAATGGTATGTGGCTTTTTATTTCATCTGTAATTTTTTCATATAGTATGCCATCATTTAATTGAGAAATAAAAACCTCTGTACTTTGATTTACAACTTCATCATCCCAAAGACTATTCGTGATTAATTTTGATTTATCTTTAATTTCAGTATTTGAGTAGTTATTACACAGTTCAAATAATTCATTAGATAGAATGTTTGGTACGATTTTAATCATGGAGTTTTTAATCTGCAATTAAATGCGAGAATAATTCTGGTATCATCTCCATTATGCACTTTACTTTCATGTTGTACCCAAGCTGGGAATAGTAACATATCTCCATCATTGCAATTGATTTTTTGTGGATCCGTTGTATATTTTGTCGTAGGTGAAGAAAAATCTCTAGGTATCATCTGAGAAAATGGATTTGGTGTACTAAAATACGTATCGCCATCATCACCAGACTTTCTAATATAAATTGATGCGGCTAAAATTGCAACTCTTCCATGCAGATGTTTAAATGTTTTTGCTCCTTTTTCTTGAACATTTATCCAAGAATTAGAAATCACAACTTCTTCAATACCAAAATGCCTACAATATGAATCGATAACACGTTGAATAGATTGTTTTAATCCTTTGCATGATGGTATATTTTCGTCAAAATATTCTATCACATTGTTTTGTGTCCAAAACGTGGATTTAGAATTGTCAGGATCACCAAAGGCTCTATGATACCCAAAGTAGTTATCTGGTAACGATTCTAAAAATTTAATTATATCCGAAAGTTGTTCTTTAGATAATGCATCGATCCCACGAAAAAATGGAGTCGGAAAAAGGTCAATTGATTGTATTTTCATATTATGCAAATGTGTTAAAAGATAAAATTATTCTGTCTTCATTTGAAGAAACTTCATTGTTGTCGTGAGGAAACCATGATGGGAATAAAATCATATCAGATTGTTTTGATGAAATTTCTGTTTTGTGGGTTGTATATTTTGTGTCATAGCTTTTATCCATATAATCGATATATGGATTTACAGAATAAAAAACTGTATTGTCTTGACTATCATTTTTTTTCAAATACAAAACTCCAGATACTGTAGATTTAGGATGTACATGTTTTTTTAGTTTTGTTCCTTTTGGCTGAATACTCAACCAGGAATTATCTATAGGTTTTGTACTAACCCCATATCGTAAACAATAAGAATTTATTTGCGTTTGGATACTCTCTTTGATATTAAAACAACTAGAAATGCATTTTTGTATGTCATCTAAAATCAAATCATCTATGGGATATGTAGTTGAAGCACATCCCGTCACTATTCCAACATCAGTTTTAAATTTTGTTTTTGATTTTTCTACATAATTTAAAATATCGACTCTTTGTTGTTCCGTTATAAAATTATCATATTTTATGATAAGTGTTGGGAATAATTCAATTTCGTTTTTTTTCATCTTGAATATTATACATCATTTTTAATTTGTTCATAATACCTAGCGAATTTAAATTACTGTGAAAACTTGCAGGACTCCAAGTGCCATAGTGTTCCAACTGCGAACGTGTCATCGGACCATCAGGTTTTGGATATTCTTCTGCATTAATGGATTCTTCAGTAGCAGGTTGAAATTCTAGTTTCGATGAATATTTAACTATGTGCTTGAACCAATTTGCACTATCAACCATATTCTGATGACCAACTTTTTTTGCATGTTTCCAAAACTCTGTATCGTATATAGAACCTGAAAAATAGTGAATCATGATGACGTTTTCTATTTCTCTGATTTTAGTTGAATAGAATTCATTGGCTCTTTGTGGTGTGACAATTCCCCTAACCGTCAGGATGGAGTATTGAAAAATATCCATCATCATAGAAATGGATGTTGCTTCTAATGGCTCTAAGAAAAATGAAGAATTTCCATTAAAACTAATTCTATCAGTAAAATTTTGTTTTCTGTAATAGTTTGGAAATTCAATTGAATTAGTCTTGTCACTAGGTACCAAATTGTACTCATCAAAAATATTCTTAACGTCTTCTTTAACTTCATCAAATGTATTGAAATTTTTGTTAAAAATATATCCTATAGAACATCTGTTTCTTAGGGGAACACCAAAGACCCAACCATATGGCCGTGCGATAGCCAAGGTGTGATTAAATCTTGGATAGTCCCAATAGCATTGCGTAACGTATGCGGCATTTACTGGTATGTATGGCGTTTTGATAAATGAATCGTCAACTATTGGTCGACCCGAACAATCCATAATATAATCCGCATCAATCTCATCATGAGAATTTATGTGTTTATCTGTCAATTTTATTTGATCCGACACCCTATCTGATACATAATCTTGTAGTGCTACCGCATTAAAGTGATATCCAAAATGTCCTGCGCCGAGATTATGATAAAACATTTCTCCTGTCTCACCCCAACCTTGCTTTTTTAAACCAGTTTTAAATGTGCCGTCAATCTTTTTAATGTCTTCTGACGTAAGACCTAAATGTTTACCAAGCATTTCAGGAAATCCAAGAATCGATCCTTCACCAACGGGTTGAGTTTTGATATTGGAATCATATATCCATTCGGTTTCAAAGCCATGACGTTTGTACATCATAGCCGCAGAAATTGCTCCTGCTGTTCCTCTACCTAAAATCGCAATCTTTTTTTTCCTCATATACTTCTCTCTATAATTTGGCTACCCACCAGGGACTTGAACCCCGACCAACGGTTTTGGAGACCGACATGCTGCCATTACACCAGTGAGTATTTTATTCATGGATTTGTTTTTGAATGTGGAAGATCAAATACAAATGTTATTCTATCAATAGTTCCATTATTATCAGCAGAATGAAATTTCTTATTATTAAACCAGAAAAACGTTCCAGGCTCAATTTGATGCGTTTCACCATCAACTTCATATAGATACGTACCCTGTATGGATAAATGATATCTATCTCTAGTTAAGTAATAATTCCCATCATCAATATGTCTACCTACTTTACCACCAGGTTCTAATTTAAAGAATCCGGCTCTAGACGTACTTTTTATTCCTTGACTTTTTAGAAACTTTTTGACTTCATTATATTTATCATAGAGTGGTGTGCGTTGTTGTAGATTAGAATCTTTAATATTGTCACTTGGATTTTTAACTCTACCCATAACTAAAGGAAGAAATCCATAAGGATATACAAGCCCACCGATGTTTGCGTATGTTGAAACTGCTTGCCAATCTTTAGGGTTATCAAGCAACTGTTGTAAAATTTTTGATACGTCAACATTCTTTTGAATGAATCTAAAATTCTCACTCATCACCATACTCCATTAATTCCATGTTGTCTATTTGTGCAAAATTATATCTGTCGAAATGATCTGCATTTGTTTTACCTACAGGCATAATGTTTGCGCCAACAATAATTCTATACTGAGACTTATTGGGTTTAGTGAAATGTGATGCCCAAGATGGAAATACTAATAATGTTCCAGGTTTAAAATCAAATGCTTTTTCTTTAACAAGCATTGGTTCTTTATTGTGATTGACTGGTGGCTGAATTACATATTTTTCAAATGACGAATTGTTGAAAACTGTACCGCCAGCAGAATTATCTATATCAAATGCATAGAACGAACAACCCAAAAAACTATTACAATGAACATGATTATGATGTGATGCACCAACACCTTGTCTAGTTGCCCACATACTTGTTATGCCGCACTTGTCTTTGTATCCCATATCAGACATTGCATACTTTGCAGATTCAATAATAAACTCTGTCAGTTTACGAATTGCCTGATGCTTATGTAGATTTGGATTTGTAATTTGCAGACCAGAATATTCTCTAGCCTTAAGATACAATGAATCTTGTGCTAGGTATTTTACTATCAATTCCTGATCGTTCTTAAAATCGGGATATTCAAACTCCCATATTGGAGTGTAAAATAATTTATGTAATTCAGCTTTCATTTTTTATATGTTTGTCTGAATTTAACATCCTGCGTTTCTTCGTTGTACTTATGAATTGCATCAAACTCATCATCATACAAACCTAATTCTTGACTTACACGAACCATTTCATCTAATGCGGCTTCTTGTCGCTTTTTTGCAAAGGCTTCATAGTCTTCTTTATTTCCCAATTGATATCCTTTATCAGAATGAATTTCTTCTGCGGCTTTCATATTCTTGCGAAAGATTGCATCAAAGTTATCTGCAAATTTTTCTTGACTCACGCTAAATGGACGTGGTGCGCTTCCTTTTCCACCATCACTCATAAAATCACCCTATGATATTCGTAGTTAACTGTGTCCTCATTCTCTCTGAAAACAACTGCGCCATTACGCATATGAAAACGTTTAGCCATTTCAGTCTTAGGACTTAGCGTAACGTATCTTTGAATTTCTGGTTTGTTTTCTTTGATATGTTTAACAGCATCAAAAATTAATGTGCGACCAGCACCTGGAGCATAACTCCAAATGGTATAAAAGATTGCGACAACTGGTTCAGATGATATCTGAAACAACTCTGTTTCTTTTGTCGGAATTTCTGTTTGATAACTCACGCATGTGATTGCTTTCACTTGTTCAGTTTCGTCACGCAACACAAAGATATCTTTGTTGTCGCCAACTCTATCAACATGTGGAATATGAGGGCGCACTGGATCTTCATTCAGCATTCCCATTACACTATCAGTAAACGATTTTATTAGATATAACATTTTATACTTTCACTTTATTTCCTAAATTAATGGTGGAGGATGGGAGGATCGAACTCCCACTTCATGCTTGCAAAGCACATGTGCTCCCATTATCACTAATCCCCCAAATTGGTCCGAGTAGTAGGATTCGAACCTACGACCCTCTGGTCCCAAACCAGATGCGCTACCAGACTGCGCTACACTCGGTATTTATACTGGTGCCGGATGAAGGATTCGAACCATCGACCTACCGCTTACAAGGCGGTTGCACTACCCCTGTGCTAATCCGGCAAAAACTTAAAACTGGCTCCAGAGGCAGGGATCGAACCTACGACCAATTGATTAACAGTCAACTGCACTACCGCTGTGCTACTCTGGAATGAAACTGGTTGCGGGTGAAGGATTCGAACCTCCGTCTCTCAGGTTATGAGCCTGATAGTCTGACCTCTGACGTAACCCGCTATAAATTATTTTGGCATTTTTTTCTTTGCCACATTCTTAATGATAATTCCTTTGTCGGCATAAAATTCTCCTACGCCTACAATTCCTTTTTTTCGATCAACTTGATTCGCCACATCAGCTAATGTTCTAGACTCAATTACCATTGACGGATCAATGATTTCATCGTCTAAATCTCGCAATGCATGGATACATGTTGCTAGACTATCATCTTCTAATGCTGTTATTTTATGGATGACTTCTTTTTCGATGAAAATAAAAGTTGGTGCGGTAAAAACTTTTGATGAAACCAAATTATCATCATCATCAAATTTTTCAACAAGAACTTTACCTTTAGCTAAAAGAGTGCCATGATTATATTCATGGTGATGTCCAATTTCTTGGTCTCCCGTTTTTTTAAAACTCATTAGTCTACAGTAAACATTGCTTACTGCCAATATTTGTATTTCCGGTCTATTCATATATTATCCTATCTATCGAAATTTAATCACACTAATCTAATTATGTATAACAAACAAATGTTAAATATTTCATGCCATTTTTTGTATAGTTAAAATACATACCGCTTGTAGTATTCTCAATGAATTTTTTAACAATACCATTTGGCATTTTAGGAATATTTTTTTCTAACATCTCTTCACATGCTAAAATAACGTTATTGGTTATGTCAGTCGATATGATATTTTTAAAACCATCTTCAAATGTCGATAATTTAAGTTCGTCCAGCTGTAATGTTGAAAAACTATCGGTGTAACAAAATACACCATTGGGTTTCAATATAGATTTGACTCCATCAAAGAACATATTTAGACCCAAAATATGCTTTTCCCGTATAGCGTTACCGCCTCCAATTTTTGAGATTGGATCAGCATATCCATCATAGTAACAATGTGATGATTCAACATTTGTGATGATATCAAAAGATTTTTCTTTATATTTTTCCGATAAACTAGTTGCGCTACAAACATCAAATTCTATTCCAGTATGAGTATGTTTACAAAAGTCTATGAACTTTTCATTGTAATCACACGCATGAATTTTATTGAATTCTAAAACTTCACTATATGTTTTTACTCCACCGCCTCTTCCGCAACCAACATCTAATATTGTTTTTCCTTTTGTATCAATATCATCTAACAATTTTAAATATAACGATGCTGAATTTATAAAAATGTTATTCTCATCTAGCAATTTTGATGCGGGAGAATATCCATGATTCATAAAAATGAACCAAGGAGAATCTTCTAAAAATTTATAATTATCCATAAGCACCTTTACTTGGAGTGAGTGACAGGAATCGAACCTGCATTATACGGACTTGCAAACCGTTGCCTAGCCTTTCGGCGCACACTCACATAAAAACTTGGCGGTCTTAGGGGGTAACGATCCCCACTCTTATGGCGTGACAAGCCATCGTGCGTCCATGAACACTTTAAGACCAAAACTTGGTGGAGTAACTTGGAGTCGAACCAAGAATGTTTACCACAAGGGGACGGATTTACAGTCCGCCGATGCACACGCCATAGCATCAATTACTCCATGGTATTAGATTAGTTGACGCACTATTTGCTACGCTTCAACGGAGTTAGTGGCCACTTTACCGTTTATGTTCGTAGTTACTCAGGCTTAGCAATACCCATGGCTTACGTCAACTAATCTAATACCACATTTAATTACACTGGATGATTGACAAAAATAACAGTTTTGAACCTGCCCTACCGTGCCGTCCACGGACTTGTCTATCAACCACATTACGGACCAAGTTGTTCCAGCGTGATTCGCTCGTTCATGTAATCTAGAAGTGCCAGTCCGTCAACTGGTTCTCACTTGTTAAATTACCTACTGGCTTGGTAACCAATGTAATTAAATCTGGTACACGATAGGGGAATCGAACCCCTCTTCCCGCCGTGAAAGGGCGGTGTCCTAAACCGATAGACGAATCGTGCATATATTTTTTAAAGAACATCTGATTGATTTCTCAATCTATGAATAGAGTATAACACTCTAAACATTTTCTGTCAACAACATTTTCGGTAACTGTTGTTTTTTATTAACACTGGCAGAGAGTATGAGATTCGAACTCATGCACCGCTTTCGCAATGACGGTTTAGCAAACCGCTCCTTTAACCACTCAGGCAACTCTCTATAACTTTGGCGGAAGACGGAGGAGTCGAACCCCATCCCATTTCTGAGAACCTAGTTTTCAAGGCTAGTCGGCGGACCATCCCACCTGCATCATCTTCCATATCTTGGTAGGACCTAGTGGAATCGAACCACTTTCCATCGCTCTTCAGGCGACCGCTATGACCACATCAGCTAAAGTCCCATTGGCGCACCCTGAGAGAATCAAACTCCCAATTCCTCGTTCGTAGCAAGGTGTGATATTCATTTCACTAAAGGCGCTTACATTTGGTGCCCTCTCTCAGATTCGAACTGAGACTTTACGGCTTCTAAGACCGTCCTCTCTACCAATTGGAGTAAGAGGGCATTTTTGGTGCTCAGTACAAGAATCGAACTTGTGATAAACGCTTATCAAGCGTCCGTTATACCATTTAACTAACCGAGCAAAATCTGGTACCTTGTGACGGGATCGAACCGCCGACCTTCTCCTTGTAAGGGAGACACTCTACCGCTGAGTTAACAAGGCAATTTTCTTTGGGGTGACCTATGGGATTTGAACCCATCCTATCGGAATCACAATCCGAGGTGCTGACCGCTAACACTAAGATCACACCAAAGAAAACTGGTAGGGGCACGGAGAATCGAACTCCGATTAATAGGTTAAAAGCCTACTACTTTAGCCGTTAAGTTATACCCCCATTTGGTGGTGACAGTTGGATACGAGCCAACGACCTCCTGCGTATGAAGCAGATGCACTACCGCTGTGCTATGTCACCATTTATTGGCAGAGGGTACAAGGATCGAACTTGTGCTAACAGAGTCAAAGTCTGGTGTGCTACCGCTACACTAACCCCCAACATAAAAAATATGGATGCAAATTGTTAAAGAACGTTTGTGTTATATTCGATGATATACACAAAGAAAAACCCCCTAGAGTTTTCAGTCTCTAGGGGGCTTGTCTTTGTATTCTCTTTGGACTTATGGTCCTCAGGTATAACAAGCCCCCATCACTGGTGCGTGGCAATCGGATTTCTCAAAGCGAGAAATACTCTGCCACGTAATTGGCATATAATTTCTTGCTGAGAGTTTCGAAATTAAATTCATTTTAGAGTACCGTTTCTTTCGTATAAATGTTAGACCATTTCTGGAGTTTTTCTTTTTTCTTTCGTGATGCGTTATCTACTTCATCAATATTAATAATACCTGTTTCAATCATCAATTGAATCATGCAAAATAAATCACCAACTTCTTCTGTCAATCGTTCACGATTAGATGCGCCATTATGTTGTGCATGTAATCCAAATCGAAAAACCTTACTGATTGCCTGTGTCACTTCTGCACATTCTTCCTGTGCAATCAATAAAATTTCTTTCTCATTCGCATTAATCATTATCCAAACCTTTTCTCAATTCATAAAATGCTCTGCGAACCTCGGCGGTAATTATAGAACATCAAGATATGACGCTATCATACCCATCACACGTTCCTTCCACCCGCTTCCCGACAGATTCCGTTCTCGCATTGCCAGCGGCCTTTCGGTTCAAAGACTACCACCCGTAGTTGTCACGCTACTTCTCATCCTGTGGGTCACAGTATCTGGTGACTAGCCAGAACGTTCTTTACATATTCTGAATGAATTGCTTCACCAAGAATCGTTTCACTTCCCATGCGTTAGTCATTCGCACAGTCTTTTCTTTACTATTCAATCTGTATGTAATATATAGCCTTTTCGGAGCAGAAATTACCACAGCACCAAAAATATTTTTACTGAGTCCAAATGGTATCACATAAGCATCACCGTTGTCAAGTTTTTTCTTGGCATAACCATTAGCACCTTTGATTTTATCAAGACCACCAAATCGAACTGTATCTAAAATTTCAACAGCCATCGATTGTCGTGGACCCATACCATCAATATACATACTGTTCCTTATGCTTTGGTTCTCTCTTACGCTTGTCTGTAACCACACGCATACGATACTTAGGGCTACGCAAGTCCTTCGCTACCATATTACGTGGTTTTGTTTTCGACAATTTAAAATTCAGGCTCTCCATAACTTCCGTAATCCTCATCGGTTCCATATCCTGCTGAAGCCATAGCGGAATCAAAATCTCCGTCCATGCTTTCATTATACTCTGCATCCATAAAACTTTCAACAAAACCATTCACTAATTCGACTGGTATATTAAGCATCATCGCAATGGTAGATTCTTCATAACCTTTTACATACAACTCTTCAATCTCCAACGCCAACTCGCCCATTTTACTCATGCTAGTTCCTTTTGTTTATCCAAAACTTCTTGATACGTCATTGTAGGTTCTTTGCTGGTGATAACACCATCAAACTCCAACTGAGATTTTTCGAACCATGAAAGATAATCATCACTTTCAATGGACCAATCGATCATAGTCTCACGATTATATTCATTGTCCGTTTCGATACCAGTCAACGCAAATTTGACTAACTCATTATAGTCCACATTAAGCGGAATGTCAAGTATCTTATACTCACAACCGCCTTTTGCTTTCCAATACTGTGGACACTCACCCACACCATCCCAATCATGTGCGCCATAATTTTCGTGATATTGGGTAGAGATAACTATCATCATGTTATTTATTCCTTAAAACCTAAATTGAATTCCATCATCAACATTTTGGCAATATTGATATACTGCCGTGCATCATTTAAACCACGCTCGGTACCAGACTGCATCACTTCCTGTGCATCGGAAAGATAACTTGCAATTATCATGCCGGGACCAGAAAATTTGAAACTAATTGAATCCGTAACGGACTCAAGGATTTCGGATTTCGTAGCACCATATGCTTGGATTTCCCAGAGGGTTTGTTCATTCGCTGTTCGCATTTCAATGTCCTTTATCAACTCAACAGACTCTAGTTTAACAGGTTGGGTGGGTAAGTCAACAACTATTTTTGGTAGTGTTGTTATTCTGCAACAGGTGCAAACATCTTGCGACCATCGACCATGAACCGTTCAAAGGCTTCCATCACTCGTTCGGAGTAAATCATCTTACCTTCTTTTTGGATATCTTGCAACAACTCCAAGAAACCCAAACCCAAAAACTCACGTTCTTTATTCAGAATACCAATTGCTGTTTCGATTTTCATATTAAGCACCATAAAAGTCAGAAGTAAAACCACAAGCATTATAGACACACTCACGAACTTCGGTGTCCATCGCCTCACCAAATTTGCTATAGTCAGATTTCGCTAACATGTTAAGACACTTATAAGTCTGTGGCCATGTCAGGTTCATTGTAATTGCAGTAACGACAACACCGTGAACGGCTAAGTTACCAACTTCGCTAAACATTCCGTAGGAGATATCTATAGTCAATGTAGTCATTTTATTTCCTTAAATCAAATCAATCTGAACTTGCATACCACGGGTTGTATAACCCAAACCAGTTGGAACCAACTCGTTATCTTTTTTAGCCATGTAACGCATATAAGACAATTTCAACAATGCATCACAAGCGGCGGCACTATGAGTGGCGGTAGCAAAGGTACCACACACACCACCTACAGTAGTGTAGACACCAAATCCGTCAAACATCACACGGATTTTTTGTGAATTCTTAAAGCCGTCAATAAAAGTCTTAGTACGCATATCAAATTTCCTTATTTCTCAATCACTACAGAATCTATTCTACTCTCTTCGGCAGAAAAGTCAACAACTATTTTTCAAGTTGTTGCTTTTTTGCAACAATCACAGATAGTGAGGACCCATCCACTGGATTGAATATCCACCGTCCAGAATGTTACCACGGGCGGCGTTACGTGCAGGAGCCGCCCAACCAGCCGCTTTCAGAATGTCGCCTTTACGGAATTTTTTGTCCGTATCAGTTTTCACAATGAAACCCCAAACCGAGGAACCAGTAACAATCTTGATGTACTTGCTACCTTCATCAATCCGAATTCCGTTGATAAACTCGTCAAGCATCCGTGCTTGGATTTCGGTGCGAGGTTTACCGCTTAGTGTCTGCCAACTTTCATAATCGGCAACAATGTCATTCTTCAAGGTTTCTAGTGCTTCGTACATCATTTTCATTTCCTTTATCAATTAACCGAGGGTTTTAACAGAACCGCCAACTGCGGCACCGAACAGAACCATCGCAACAAACAAACCCATCAAAATCGCTAAAATCGTAATCATTTAAATCTCCAATCAATCTCACTCACTACAGAATCTATTATACAGGTACTGGTGGGCAAGTCAACGGTTATTTTGGCTTTGTGTGAAAATACAACACTTGTGGGGAAAAAACAACAGCCCTAGAACCGATTTTGGGCGGTTTCTAGGGCTGTGGAGGGGTGTCAGTACACTAGACGGTCAAAACCGTCCTAGAAGGCGGTTTTAGGCGTCTTCTTCGGCTTCATCCTCGTCCTGTGGGAGGGTTTCGCCACGTTCTAATCGATGGGTGTCGCACAATGTTGAAATCCATCCGTAGTTATTTGAACGACCAGGACTGCCACACACTTCGCATGTGCGATATGACATGGACTCTGCCATTGAAATCATTGCACTAATTCCATCAGTATATCCATTCGTATAAAATCGTAATCCACCAAACTTTTCTTTCACTTGACTTGCTGTGATGTATGGCATAAGTGGAGGAACTTCTTTGTACTCTGCCCTTTCAATTGCTTTGTTTGCATATTCGATTCCAAATGAAGTTGGTTCTGTTTTGCTACCAAAACTAAAATGCATTTGAAGTGGACGTACATCTCCAGCCAATGCACGTTTTAACGCACGATTAAATTTCAATGCATTTGCACGATTTTTGCGTTTGTGGTCCACATGATGTTGAATGTTTGAACACAATGCATCAACAATGTTGTACCAACCATCACCACATTCAAAACCCCAACACATAGCAGTATGTGTCATTGGCGCATGACGATACTTAAAAATCTTTGGGTATTTTGCTACTAGTGCTTCATCCAATTCTTTTTTCATAATATACTTTTGTAAGTTATTTTATTTTGTCAAATTCTTCAAATTCATCCCACTCATCTTCGGCAAGATTTTTGGGGTCGATAAACTTTGTCTGATGCTTGAACTTGTCTTTTTGTTTTTTAGATTCGTTCAACTTCGGTTTCCTTGCTCTGCCTTCGTCTTCATAGAAGTCACGGAAACTTGAATATTTCTTTGTTTTGGCCATTTTGTTACTCTGACTCTCCCTGCAAAATTTCGGGCAACGCTTCTTCGATTAGTTTTCGATTGATGCCTTTGTAAGTAAGTTTTTTTTCTTTCATCATCAAAACCAATTTGGCTTCTTCTGGTGAAACGCTCTCTAGAACCTCAATAAACATTGCTTCCCGTTTGATGGGATTCAAATTATTTCCAGTTATAAAATACTGAAACTTTCTTAACTCTCTAGGCAATCTATTGTGCCCCCAATTTGCTGGAGTCTCCATCTCTTTATATGGAGGAGCACCTTTGGGTAACTCAAACTGTATATTCTTATGAAATGTATATTTGAGGACAGTTTTCAATTCTGGTGTCAAATTTGCAATTTGCTTCAATGCACTTGCTTTCTTTGCCGCAGGCAAATCTCCGATATGCTGTAGCAACTCGGGCAAAGTCATCTTATCAATATTAATAGCCATTTTAAAATTCCTGTATATGTTCCATCAACTGCTTCATGCGGTTTTGGATAAAATAGTTAAGTAGTTTTTCCCTACCACGTTTAGGGGTATTTTCGTATGCATCAAGAATCTTCTCTTGATACTCAGTTGGAATCTTCGACAGGTCAATCAGTAATTCGTTTCGCTTGTAATTTCTCAGCATCACTTCATCACAAAAAGACTCAGGTTCTTCTTCTAACCACTTATTTAGCTTTTTTTCAGTTACAGGTTTTTGTCGTGCTTCTACGACAAATGTGTCATCGGAAGACATGAAGTTGGGAATACCGTCACTTCTATCGCCTCTGATAATGTGTTCTTTTAAGAATGCTTCTGGTGTATTGGTACGCAAGAATTTCTTACCCATTGGGCTATATTGTTCCACATTAGCGAACTTCTGCAATTGCATAAAGTCTTTGTCGCTAGACAGAATCAGAATCTTTTCAGTAGTGCTGTTCTTAAGTGGAACACCGAACTTGTGTGTCAACGTAGCAATAACGTCATCGGCTTCAGTCTTGTCAACTTGAATCACTTTATACGGAAAGTATTCTTTGATTTCATCACGTACTTTGTTTAACGTTTCAAAAATTAGATTCCAATCAAACGGAGATGCTTCTCTGTCTTTCTTACGGCTAGCTTTGTAGTATGGAAAGTAATCACGCCTCCAATACTTTTTGTCATCGCAACAAATAACAATGTCGCCGTAGTCATCACGGAATTTAACATTGTACATGCGAATGCTATTCAATACCATGTGACGAATCAGATTCTCATCAATAGGGTTTGACGCATTCGAATTCACTTGCATCATCAAGTTTGAAATCATTACCTGATTCAGGTCGACTAAAATCATTTTAAATTATCCAGTTATTACTCTTACAATAATTGTATCAGGATTAATACGTCCTGTCAACTCGGAAGGCTTGGTAGTCAATCCATCCAATAACTTCTTCAATACAATCTTACCGCCATCAAGTACTTGCTTAACAGTCACTTCAGGCTTACGCAAACGTTTGCCAGAAGACGATTCTGTATTGAAGTTTTGAATTGTTGTACCTTTGATTGTCAAACCTTTTGCATTGTCGGCATTGTACATGCCAAGCAATTTTGTTTTTGTATTGTACAACCACACTTGATTTGCACCGATAATCTTTTCTGGTAGAACACTCTTCAAATTCAATTCGGGAAACTCTTTCATGTATTGCACTTTAGCGGCAATGACACTAGCAGGTTTCTCTTTTACTTTACGTGCTTTGCGGGTGGGTTTCTTTTCTGCACCACGATTTGTTTCTGCAACAATCGCATCATAGAATTCTTTAACCTTACGCAATTGCACTTTGGTAAAATTAGAATATGCTTCTTTTGTATCTGCATCCGTTGCATTCATTACTTCTTCAAATTCTTTAGAACGTTTAATGAACACTTCACACATGCGTTTCTGCACAACGGAAGACAACTCTTTGCTCTTCAGATATGATTGCATATCTGGTGCAGACTTACATCCACCAACAATGAAGTCATCTACAAGTCCTTCAATCTCTCCGACTTCTTCAGCCGCTTTCTCACGAATTCTATCCTGAATAGAAACGACTGGTGCAGTTGATGCAACAACAGGTGCTTTTGCTTTTTTAGTTTTCTTTGCGGTCTCTATAGCAGTCTTAAACTCTTTGACAAAGAATTTTTTGAATGACTCGGATGGTTCATAGCCCATGCACATCATACGTGCTACCCAACCAAGTTGTACTGGAATAGATGCGTCACTTGATGCAACCAAAGAAATTTCTTCCTTTGGTCTGTCAATGCTAGCCATGTATTCGACAACAAACGTTTTTGCTTGTTTGTTGTCACAAAAATAATTATACCAATTCAATGCACGAATTTCTTCGCTTCTGAGATTTTGCATCTCGGCTTGATTGGTCCAAGAAGGTTCCATGCCATATGCTTTTGCATCGGCACCAGGATTAATCTTGGAAAATTTCATAGTTTATTCACCCAATGTAAATGATACAGATTTGATAGAATCGTAGCGGAATGAACGCCATTCGTTTTTCTCTAAGTCAACTACAGAGATAGACTCATCAGTTGAAGTGGTGCGAACACGTTCGGTTTTCTTTTCGTATGTTGGAATTGCACTCTCTTGCAATGTGCATTTCATGGTACGCATTGTACCGTCTTTCTTAAGAAAGTCAACAGTCACAGGACCGTATTTGAGATGGCTAACAAGCCAATCACGAAATAGTTTTTGTTCTTTTGGTGTAGTTGTTGCATAATTAAAAGTTGTCATATCAAAATTCTCCATGTTAAAAATATCTTTCATTCAATGTCTCTAGTATACCTACAATCCGTTCAGTTGTCAAGTTTGCCATGCTAACTCTTTTCTATTCTCAACTCATCATAAAGATAATCATGCAATTCATTGATACCACCAATATAAGTTAAGTTGTGGTATATGTGTGGAACAAAAGTAGTTCCTGGAATTAGCTTATCCAATTGATCTCTTGTATAGTCTTGTCCTAAGATAAAAAGTTTATATTTTCGTCTACAAACATTTAAAAGCAATTCTGCTTTTTCGGTAGACTTGCTTCCTATTGCACCATAAACATAGTACGTCACGGCGCATTGTACACCTGCACAAATTCACTTGGTTCATAATGTAGTATTGCAGTTTTTAGTGTACCCTTAAATTCATATGTAACTTGATAGCCTTTAATTACATCATAATAATTTTGATGTGTCACAAGATTACATACAGGTCTTGAATCTGTTTCAGTTTTTGCAATTATGGGAGAATTTACAGAAGTACCGCTGTAATGCGTAGTCCCATAATATCTCTCACAATAATTTTTTGTTGCCATATATGCTACCTTTTCTACTATAGGTTTTTTTGATATAACCCTTGCCATATAGATTCCACTTTGGGTAGAAGAATCTTCGACAAGAACAACTCCAGCTTTTGCAATAGATGCAAAAAAAGAAATTGCTATAATACTATGTAGCGCACACAACTTTTTCATAATTACTGAATTACGTATACACTAGTAACCGCTTTAATTCTTACTGTATCACCGGGATCGTTTTCCATACGAACTGTACGTATCTGTCCAAAATATTCAAACGTAACGTCATATCCATTAACGACTTGTTTATATTCTCTGTCATTATATGGAACGCAACGTTGAATCATCTTTGATTGTCCCGCACCAACAACGCCTCCAGAGACTGCTGGAGATGGAGATAAGTCTTCAACTAACGTGCATGATTGGCGAATAACACTATAAACTTTTGAGGTTGTAATGGGCTGAATTCGCACAACTCTAGCTAAGTCATATTTTACAAAATTATCACCGCTACCTGTGCTATATCCTCCAGTAACTTCTGGAGAAGTATTACGTCCCGACCCATAAAAAGCCTCTGCACTTGAATTTGTTATTACGCAAATGCCAAGCAGACTGGCAAGTAAAAGTTTCACTTTGAACTCCCCAATAGTGCATTAACTAATGCAGTCAACCAAAACATTGACATTACAGTTTCCCATGTCACGGGAATATCCGTAGAAAACAAAGTATTAACTGCACACAATGTAATGTATGAACCTAAAATGTACAATGATATCCAAGCAAACAATGCGCCAGCAATAACACCGCCAGTCATTTTTTCTTGTGCGAACGTAAACGGACCGATTTTCATAAAAAACTCCTATTTAATGTTTGTACAGTATAACACATCATATCCAATATGTCAAAATGTATTTAACGATGGTTCATATTCGGCAATCAATTCTCGTTCACGCTGGTGTGCAGGTTTACGCCCACGGATCACTTCGACAACTTCATATTGCCAATTTGCACCAGCCAACTCACGCAATGCATTACACATTGCCCAATTTTTGTTTTCACACTTAGCACGACTCACATGTTTTTGCCAACGGATTTTAACCGAACGCAAATAGGCTTGACCCTGTGCAACAGTCAAGCCAACATATGTATCGCCAGTATCAACGCATGTAACTTTGTACAGTACATGGTTTCGGTCGCAACGTTTCTTTCTCAATGTCATATAGACAGTATACCATACTGGGACAGCAGGTCAAGGGTTATTTTGGCTTTGTTGCTCAAAAACAACAAAAATCCCCCTCTGAAACGTGTCAAAAACTTGGTTTACCATAAATATGTTGTCAAGTCCTAGGGAGGATAATAGTTATGGACATTGTAGAGATACTTTTAAAAGCATGGCCAGTATTCTTAGCATTCATTACTTTAGTCATAGTTTTGGCTAAAATGGACGTGCGAATCGGGGTATTAGAAGAAAAAGTCAAATCATTATTCGATTTGCATAACAAAGGAAAATAAAATGGCAGAAAAAACAGCAGAACAAGCACATGAAAAAGGTGCGTTTATAGAGAAATTATTATTTGCTCTATTACCTTTATTAGTTGGTTCAGTTGGATATTTAATTCAAGCATTAGGTTCTATTCAACATGATGTGACCATTCTGAATCAAAAAGTGAGTTTAGTTGTTACTACAGATAACAAGCAGGCTAGCAATAGTGGTGCTGAATTGGCACGTGAAAAACTACGTCAAGACTTAGAAAAAGAAATTCAAAAGAACCGTGACGCTATTATGGAGAATAGAACACACATTGCTATTCTTGAAGACAGAGCAGGTGTAACGAAAAAAATTGGACCAATGAAGGAACACTAAAATGGCTGAAGTAGTATTACAACAGAAACCATTGTCACGTAGCGAACGTGAGGCACATATTAAAGATAAAGCTGGATGGGTAATTACCGTCTTAGCCGCTTTACTTGCAATTAACACTTATATATCAAATGGTAACAGCAGTAAAGTTTTGAACAATACAATTAGTGCAAACAATACTTGGGCATTCTATCAAGCAAAATCGGTTAAACAAACTCTTGCTGAGATGGCTAGAGATGATGCTATCGATAGAAAACAATTAGATAAAGCAGAAAAGTTAACTGCAAAGATTGATAGATACGAATCGGATCCTACTACTGGTGAAGGTAAGAAAGAATTAATGGCAAAGGCAAAAGGTCTTGAAGCCGAACGTGACCAGATTCGCAAATCTAGTCCTTGGTTGACATTTGCGGGTTCTGCATTTCAAATTGCAATTGTTTTGTTAACTGCAAGCATTCTAGCAGTCAGCATGTCATTGTATTTCGCTAGTATTGTTGTTGGAATTTTTGCCTCAGTACTAATGAGTCAGGGTCTGTGGCTTTGGCTTCCTATCGTCTTGTAAAGTTTTCATCAATTATATTATGTTTCATTATTTTAACTGGAAGTGCTGAAGTAAAAGAAAGTCCTAAAAAACAGGATGAAGTAAAAACCTGCACCAAATGGAAATGGGCGGGTGATGTTTTCAATCGAACAGTCTGGTGTGTGGAATGGACCATAAAAGATTGTTCTCAACGATTACATAAAGACATATGTAAACTTGGCGGCTAATAGTCATGGATCCAATTACAATCGGACTTGCATTCTCAGCCGCCCAGAGTGCAGTCAGTCACATCAAGCAGGCAATCGCATTAGGCAAAGACGTTAACAGTCTTGTTGGACAATTCAGCAAATTTTTTGAATCTTCAGATGCCATTCATCGTGAGAGATCAAAGGTAAAAGCAAAAGCAAGTCGATTAGGAAAAACTGACGCAGAGTTAGGTAAAGAAGCACTTGAAATTGCTATGCATAGTGATGCTTTAAGACAAGCAGAACGTGAATTGAAAGATATGATTCTGTGGCAGTTAGGTAAACCACAGATTTGGGAACAAATGATTCAAGAGCGAACTAGATTATTCAAAGAACGTGCTGATGCTGAACGTGCAGAAGAAGAAAGAAAACTAGCCCATAAAAAGAAAGTGGCAGACCAGATTTTATTTGGAATGTATTTTATTGGGTTTGCCGCTATCGTTTTTGCACTTGTAATGGGTGGTATTGGAATATATGGTGCTGTTGAAGAAAAAAGAATTTATGAAGAAAAGGTTGCTAAAAGAAATTTGCTTATACGACAGCAACAAAAAGAACGTGATGCAAAAGAACGTGATGCAAGAGATAAAGCAATTGGAGGAGGCTAACTTATGTACTTTAATATAATTATTACATTTAACGATTTATTATTTTTATTCTGTATGACTCCGTTACTTGCTGTCTTTTGGGTTATGTTTAAAGATTGGTTAAAGGATAGAAAATGAAAACATATCGTTCTATTTTTGTGAGTGATGTACATTTAGGTACCAAAGATAGTCAGGCTGATAAGTTAAATAACTTTTTAAAGCATAACAGTTGTGACACACTATATCTAGTGGGTGATATTATTGATGCATGGCGCATACAACAAAACAAGTGGCGTTGGAAACAAAGTCATACCAATGTAGTGCGTAGAGTATTAGGTCACGCAAAACGTGGCACTAGAGTTGTTTATGTTGCAGGCAATCACGATGAGTTTCTTAGACCCATGATACCATATGGTTTTAGTTTTGGTCTTATCGAAATTCACAATCAAATAGAACATATAGGTGCAGATGGCAAACACTATTTAGTTACACATGGTGACTTGTTTGATGGCATTACTAGACTTGCACCATGGTTGAGTTTTTTAGGAGATAAAGCATATGATTTCATTCTTTCGCTCAATAGCAAGTTCAATTGGATACGTCATCGTTTTGGTTTTGGGTATTTTAGTATTAGTAAATATCTTAAGCATAGAGTAAAAAAGGCTGTAGATTTTATATTTCAATTTGAAAAAAATCTAGCCGCTTACTGTATCAAACGAGGTTTTGATGGGGTAATATGCGGACACATACACCACGCAGAGATTAAAGAAATCAATGGTGTTATGTATATGAATGATGGCGATTGGGTTGAAAGTTGTACAGCACTTGTAGAACATCATGACGGTCGATGGGAAATTATAACTTGGACTAAGGAGAAAGATAATGATGAAACTCTGTGATAAAATTACTATTGTTGTGCCTTGTAAGAATGAAGAAAATTATATTCATCATCTACTAGATTCATTACGTTCACAAAACATAGGTGACACTAGAGTAATCATTGCTGACTGTTCAACCGATGCCACTAGACAAGTTATTAAGGATAACAGTATTGGACTGAATGTTGAAATCATTGATGGTGGTCCAGTATCTATTGCTAAGAACAACGGAGCAAGACTAGTCACTACTCCGTACATTCTGTTTATCGATGCTGATGTTCGATTCTTTAAAGATACAGTTATTAGAGATGCTGTCAACAAGATGGAATTAAAGAAACTGCATCTTGTTGGACTAAACATTAAATGTTACGACAAAGACATACGAGCAAAGATTGGATTTACAGCATTTAATGTAATCAATCACACACTAAAATTCTTTAGCCCATTTGCTGTAGGTGCATTCATGCTGACACGTAAAGATAAGTTTGAAGAGTATGGTGGGTTTCCCGAAAACTTATTAACATCTGAAGACTACTTTTTATCTAAGAAATATAGTCCTAGAAAATTTAAGATTATTCGACATCACTTTGGACAAGATAGCCGTAGATTTAAAAAGATGGGCTACTTAGGTATGGGCAAATATCTTGTTAAAAATTTTGTCAATCGCAATAACAAAAAATATTGGGAAAGTTTATACCATAATAGATACTGGAATTAAACTTTTGGTGCAGGATTTCTCTTCTTAGGCGCAGTAGTTGTAGGCGCTTTAGTAGTATTTTGTGGTTTTGGCTTAGCAGTTTTAGAAACTGCTGGTGGTGTCTTTTTAGTCCACGATTGTTCTTTTGCGGCTGTGGGCTTAGGAGTTTCCGCAACAGCAGTTACAACTGGAGTTTCTTTAGGCTGAGTTACGATTTCAGCACTAACAACTTTTCCCATAACAGGCGCAGTAGTCTCTACGATATTCTTTTCGATATCCTCAGACTTTACATTGGGATTCAAGTAAGGACACTTTGCAGGATCGCCGCCATGTGCATCTTCTTCTTTTTTGTTTTTCACATACCATTGGTGTGCCAAGAAAGCAAGCACGCCAAATATAAATGATCCGATAATAATTTCCATGATTTTCCCCTTAAGTTAAAATTTCAATCGCATGATTGTAATGATTGATTCTGTCTTCTAAGCCAAGATAACCGCCATTGATGCGTTTTGTCATTGTCTTAATGTCTCCAATATCTGCTAGTTCATTTAGTCTAGCCGCAGACCAGAACCAACAAGCAGAATGAATAGCATATTCCGCTTCAAGTAACAAATCAGGATTCTCAACTAGTACATTGCTTTCGAACAATGATTGTGAGCATTTAGTGTAATTATTTTTTCCTGTAATTTGTACAATACCTCTACCACGAAAGTACCAACCTTCTCCAGAGGCTTCATCTCCATTACCCATACGATTTGCATATACACGATTTGCAATCATTTCTGGTCTACGTTCGTATTGTTTTGCTACTGCTTCAGTAGGAAAATATTTCTTAAACGTTCCAACTAAACCTTTTGCCGAGTAATTTAAATTCTCTTGAAGGGTAGTAAATCCACCAGACTCATGTCCACATTGTGCCATAAATGCGGCAACTCTATGTGGTGTGTCTATGTCATACTCAGGCAAGATATTAATTAAATTACTATACCACTCATCAAAGTTTTTAACTTTTGGAATTAGTTGTCTTACTGTCTCTTCCGTAAAAAAGTCCATTGCTATCTCCTATGATTATCATAGAAGTATTTAGCATTGAATTAATCCCAAAGTGCTTGATAGTACTTACCGAACAAACGAAATCCGTTTTGAATTCGTGTCTCAACAACTTTCATGCCTTCATAGTCACACTTGTATGTGTTATTGGGACCATCTGTCATTCGAAACAATTTAGCATCTTTCTTAGGAACTTCATTGCCATCTTTATCGACAGGTAGCCAAAGCAAGTCATGTTCACCAGAACGAAACTCTTCTTCCCAAGAATCATCATTCTTGCAAGTGAATGCAAAAATCATTTCATCTAATACCCAGTCCCAACGCTTGAAATGATTTTCGTCAGTATCCCATTCATTTTCTTTTGCTGGCGCTGAAGTTGACTTTAGTTCTTCTGGCACATCTTCATCATCAACATTGGGGGCGCCATGCTTTGTTGCTTGCAATTGTTTCAGCATAGGTAAGACAATCATTGCAAGTGTGTGGTCCATTGACCATGTGTCGTATTTGTCAATCTTGATATAAGATTTACGATTACGCTTAGACTCTATCCATTGACACAGTTTCAAAAGCCAAGTTTCTGGAGCATTTTTTGAATCTGTAATTTCTTCATTTGTAGTTCCATGAGAAAGCCATGTACCAAAGTTATGCACCCATTTAGGTTTGCTTTTGTATCCATATTCATCCTCAACTTTTTTTGCCCAAAAGCAAAGTGCTTCAGCAATTTGATATGGTCCAACCCAATTCTTATAGGGTCCGATATAAACTTTCATTTCAATTTCTTTCTAATGTGTGGACACGGATTCGGTCTAGTGCGAGTTAGTTCTCCTCCAGCAAAAGGATCGTCATCTATTAACACACCGAACTCTTTTTCTATATAGTACTTACCCATCGCTTTGATACATTGATCCATCAAACTATTAGAACCAGAAGAATCATCTTCTGCCCAAAAGCAAATCGGAGACCTACCCCATGTACGATATCTTAAAACATCGTGGAAAATTTTTCTATGTTTTTTATTACTAGGGTCAAACGTTTCGAACACTCTGCCGAATTGTTGAATCTTGCTCATTACTTTCACTTTCTATCATAATTAAAAGGCGCTTTGATTCTTTACGAACCTCAGCAGTTACTGACCATCCAAAACCTTCAGGATGTAGCAACTCTTGCAAAAAATGCACAACTTCATTTTCAGTTTCCAGTTTCATTCGTCACCTTCACAAATGGACTGTTGACGGAAAAATCTTCAGGCAACCTCTCCACAATCTTAGTGAAATGATATGGATCGGGATAGTGTCGTAGAACACTCAAAGCACGTTGACGAATGTACTTTGGCACTCTAGGTGTTACTTTCGGGTTCAACAAATCTAAAAGCATTTGATGCCCACAACGTAACGCACGATATCTTTCATCGGGTAGAGTCATAATTATTCTCCCGAATATGTTCTTCCATTGTTGTGAAGAATGCTTTAATCTTCATTTCATCATTCCAAACTTTTGCGTAGTCATTGTCTTTATCACACATTACCAATGCTTCTTCTTTTGTAACGACACGGTGTGACACGATAGTTTCACCCAAGTGTTCTTGTGAAAACTCTTTGGCTTCTTCTAGTGTAACTGTATCAAGTGCCCAATCTGCTTTGTCTTTACCATATCTGTCAACACCAACAGGCACTTCTACCATGTAGCGTTCACGGAACATGGATACAGTTTCAACAAGCACCCATTGTGTTTCAATTTTCTTCATAGTCCAACTTCCATCTTTGTTGTCAATCCAATCAATAGTGTCACCAGTTTTCCAACCAGTTCCTTCTAGTATCTCATCATTCAAAGGAAGAATCAAGTCACCTGTTTCGGGGTCTTCTTCCAGTGAAATAGTCCAAGATTTGTTTGCCATGTGTGCTCCTCAAGTTGATAATACAATTATAACTCAAGTGTCATGGAAAGTCAAACTAGATGTTTGGCAAGTACCATACAGGAAATCCATGCCCATATAGTATTGAATCCCACCAATGTCGGTAGTAGTTTCTTTTCGCTTGCCCAAATAAGTGTCAGACTTGTTGCAAGTGTGAAAAAATACAACCACCAAACGCTAATTCCGAATATCAAACCTGGTACGATAATAATTGCCTTAGCCGCCCAACTTAAAAACTCTACAGTATTGTAATCAGTCCAATACTCTCTCTTAAACCACATGCCATAACATTCTTTAATTTTAGTGAATGTGATGTGTCGATATACAAGTGCTAATAAAATTCCAAATACTAATGTTGCAACTAAAATTTGATTTAATTCCATATCATCCTCATAAGTCCAATAGTGTCAATAGTCGTTAGCAGAATATAGTTAGCCAACATGCCAAAAGATTTCCTAGTCCAACTAGCCCAAGCATACAAAGCACAGCCAAGGATCCAGACAGGATAAAGAGCAAGAAGCGGAGGGGTGGGGACCGTGAGTGCCATAGTAATGCTACAACCAATGCTAATAGCCCAAGCAAGCAACTCAATAACAAAGCGAATTCTGTTAGACTTAAAATCATCTTTAATCCATTCTATAGTTGGTCTAAACAAATCAATAATCATAATCTCAATCCAAGTTAAACAAATCGGGATGTGTCTTTGCAAAATACAATCGTAGCAAGTTCCAATGTTCAAATAATTCTGTTGATTGTCGCTCAACAACCATACGCTTAATGCCATACAATGATTCTAATACTTTGCTAAAATCATTAATCTGATTTTGATACACGCTATAGTCGTATGGCTGACTATAGACTTTATATTCTTTCATCTGAAGAAACGTAGAGAACAATCGTTCAACGATAAAGGGAAACATATTCAGATTTGCATCTCTACTGTAGTTTGCACTACCATGATAAATCTCAGCATCTTTACCCGTCAATGCTTCAAGTTTTTCTTTGATATCTTTTACGAATGCAATGTACTCTAACCAAAATGCTTTTGTCGCAACAAAGTAACTGCAATAGCAAGTTGAATCTGTCATAACTGCATTAAGCACAGAAGGATCATACCCTCCAGCAACAAATGCGGCATGAACAACTTTTTTAATTCCTGGATGGAAATAATCTCCTTGTTCCCATACATTTGCAGTCAATGCATTCTGCACTCTAGCATGATTAAAAATGTAAACATCAAAACCATCATTATTATCAATAGCATGTTTAATTACATTCGCTTCATATCGCATTTTGCTTTGCCAACGAGGACCAAATACACCCCAAGCATCTAAGTCATCTGCAAAACCTTCGTCAATAATACGATTGAACGAATGAAACTCACGTAACTCAGGACGTTCATTAGTTGTATTATCAAATGACGTTAGTAAAGGATCAACTAAAGGAATCTGCCTGTCTTCAAAACAAATCTGAAAAATTTTATAGTTCAATCTGACACCCCATTACCATTAGGAGCAATATTTCCTTGCACTCCAATTTTTGAAATTCTTTGAATCAACTCTTCTCTCAAATGCGAAAATAGTAAATGTTCAATATCAATATACCCACCAGAATTCAAAACGTTGTTCATAGTGGCAAACATGTTTCTATAGGTGTGTGCAATCTCAGGAAGTAATTCGGAATCAAAACTCCAAAGTCTACTCATATATTGAAAGATAACATTTCCAGTAACTGCTGGCGTAAACTGACTAGTGAATGGTCCACGAATAATAATTTTTCCTGTCGCATTGTAATGTGTATCATAATTAAATGCATCATTTAATGTATATCTACCACTCATCTTGAAAATGCGTTTGTAGTTTTTGTATTCTCCACTATCAAGTAGTTGTTCGTACATAGTACCAAACGTCATTATCTCAGCCATGTTCTTTACGATATCTTGACTAGGAATGACAAGAATATTTTTCAGTTGTGGTGATTCGCAAAAGCTAACAAACGTATCGATATGTGGTGATAATTCTTTTTTCTCATCATCAGACAAGTCTTTATCACCACCATCAATAATCATAATGTCGGCAGGACACCGACTCTTAATTGATTTACAAGTTTCGATTGTTTGTTGTAGTCTTTGTGCAGGATTAAAGATTCCGTGTTTAGTATGTATTGCAGACGATACTAAAAATAGACTTTCATTCTTTTGGTTTTCTGACATTTGGTTTTCTCACAGGTTTAGCAACAGTCTTTTTTGCTCTAGGTTTTCTAGTAGCTTTCTCGGCTGCCGCAATCATCAATTCTTCTTTCTTATTTAACCTCTTAAAGACTTCCTCAGGTGCCATCCATATATCTTTATTTTCTAGAATAGATTGAATCTCTTCTTCGGTTAAAAAATTGTCGTATACACTACGCATGAATTTATCGGACCATTTACGTTCATACATGATGTTATCATACATCTCGCCGCCTTTGCCTATTGTTCCACCAGAGTAGTTGTGGAACATAAACATTGAGTGTTCGGAGATTTCAAATCCGTGTCCGCATAAAAATATCATAGTAGCCGCAGACATACATGCGCCTTCTACCGATGTGATAATTTTAGCTTCACATTCTGCCATCACACGCATCAATTGTATAGCAGTAAATAAATTACCACCAGGTGAGTTAATATGGATTTTAATGATATCAGTCTCTGAAGCATTTCTGATAATTTCATACCATTCAACGTAATCTTCCGGAGAAGATATTTCACCAGTCAAATATAGGGTATATAAATGACCAATCGGCTTAGGTTGCCTAGGTTTTTTGGAATCATCTAAGTTAAATATTGATCCCAATTTGTTTTCTTCTTCATCCATAGTTACTCACTTTCTACAGTAATATAGAGTATACTCTATTTTGTTTTAGATGTCAAACTTTCAACTCCATATTTGCACAACCAGTATGCATCAATCAAGTCAGAAGAAGGATTCCATTGCTTCTCAGTCATATGTAGTTCGTCTTTTAAACGAATGTCATTGAATTCTTCAAAAACTTCCTGCATTCGTTCTTTATTTGCATTGCCTTTACCAGTAGCATATTTCTTAAGTACCGTTGGTGGAACTTCTGTACATTCTACGGCAAACAACCATAGTCTATATTTTAGAATGCCAGCATTCTCTGCAATGTTGAATACTCTGCCTTTTGATCCCATAGAATAACCTTCTAGGAATACGTGACAGTCTTTGTCTGTTTCTAACAATTTATCGATAAAGAAATTTGATATACCATCGTATCGCAATACGTCAGTCATTCCTTCGTGGTCGAAAAATTTACCTGTTATGTTTTTAAATTGTACATCATATTTTCTAGATTGGGTTAGAAAATAAAAATTACAATCAGAAAAATTAAAATGTCCAATCCTGTCATTGTTTTCTCCAGTATCAAATACGCACATTGCAGGACATGTTAGGGAATAATCTATTCCTGCTACAATCATCTATCGTCTTCTTCCGTGTTCCATTCATCTTCTATTAGGCTATCCCAATCTTCATCCGTCCACTCTTCTTCAATTTCCGTAATTGTTTCTTCCGATATTTGTGATCCACAATAGGAACAATTTGTTGGAATTAAATCTGATACTCCTGCCGATGGTGTTACCGAATACTCAGCTTCGCATGTATCGCAGAATACTTTATATGTTGTCATGTTTTCTCCTTATTCGTACATTACTGTACTTGTGTCTCCAAGTGCCCATTTTGGGTCTAATTCAACATTCCATCTTTTTGTAGCAACTTTAAAATCTGGTGTCTTCATTTGTTTAGGATTGCTTGCAGGTTCTAATATGATTAATCTATTATTTGGTTGAGCCGCAAACTGTCCATTATCACATTTGATAAAATTAAATGATTTGTGATCTTCAATATCTTCACTATGACCACAATCCAATGTATTGAAATCTGTATGTGCAGAATCAACGGTGAAGAGATACTCGCCATACATCCAATCGCCGCCTTTTAACTTAAACTTACATTTCATGTTAGCAATCATAGATTTTCTTATGACTGTTATATCTGACGATAAACTATTCCACAACTGTAAATAGTCTAATGACAATGGCTCACCTTGAATTGGTTTCCAACAATATGCATGAAGAGGTAATTTATCGTACAATGCACCATATTCGTTTAAATATGATTCTATACGAAATGCTTGACTTCTTAATGATTTTATTGTTATCCACCAACATGGAACTAACTCCCCAAAACCTTTTTCAAAGTCATAGAGAAATTCTTTGCGTACAAAACATTTAACTGCCGGAAGATTTGCTACGATATGTGCCATTTACCAATGCCTTATAACGCCCGCTACGATGAATATGTTCGTTATTATATAGCAAAGCACAATACATGTTCTGATGATTGCAACTCTGTCCGACTCTTTATCACATACACTAGCTTTTTCACCTAGTGCTTTTGCCCATAGTCGCCACATGAATCCCTCAATTGCACCAAGATTGTTTCGCTTCTCCGTAGTATTCACGGGCTAAACCGTTTGCAATCAATGCTTGTCTTAAACTATTCCCGTCTAAGATAACGTCACCCAAGACACGCCCACCATACTTATCCCAATCCATCAACATAACTTGTCTGTGTTTTGCCGATGCAACTGCTTTCTTTGTGAATTCTGTAGCACGTTGTCCTCTCAAGTCTTCTTGTGGACATTGCGCTCTGAATCCCTTTTCTGGTGTGTCAACACCAAATACACGAATACTCAATTCTTTTTTGAGTGGCTCGGGAAGGAATGTCGCTTCAAACGCAACAGTATCTCCATCGATAACCCTAGTAATATTAGCGTCATAGATAACTCCCGGTTTTTGTTTTCCTGTTTGTGCGTGTGCATTCAATGCAGAGCATACAAACCCTGCAACAATTACTGTGAGCCAAAATGTGTATTTTAGATAGTTCATGCCGCTTTCCCCCATACGTCTGCCCAATCACCTTTTGTAGCACCCTTTGCATAATCGGTTGCTCTGTTCTCAAAGAAATTTGTATGCGTTGGAGCATTAATCATTTCTTCAACCCAAGGTAATGGATTCTTTTTAACTTTAAAAATGCCTTTTAGTCCAAGACTGATAAGGCGCCTGTCTGCAATATAGCGAATGTACTTCTTAACTTCTTCTGAAGTGAGTCCTTCCATCGCATTGATACCGAACGCCAAGTCAATAAACTTGTCTTCAAGTTCAACCATTCGTTCTGCAATAGTATATATCTTAGATTTTAATTCGTCATTCCAAATTTCATTATTCTCTTGGATAAATGATCTGAATAATTTAATCATAGATTCTGCATGTTGCGTTTCATCAACGATAGACCATGTAATAATCTGTCCCATGCCTTTCATCTTACCCATACGTGGAAAGTTTAATAGCATAATGAATGAAGAGAATAACTGCATACCTTCTGTGAATGCTGAAAATACTGCAATGTGAGTAGCAGTAGATTGCAAGTCGCCATTCTTATCTGAAATGTCTAACACATAATCGTGTTTGTCTTTCATTTCTTGATATGCTAAGAATTCGTTATATGTTGTATCTGGTAGACCTAATGTTTCAATCAAATGCGAATATGCGGCAACGTGCAATGCTTCTCTAGCCGCAAAGCCAAGCAACATCATACGTACTTCTGGTTGTTTGAAGTATGGTAGATAGTTCTTTACATAGCCACCAGCAACATCAATGTCACCCTGTGTAAAGAATCTAAAAATATTTGTTAAAAAGTGTTTCTCTTCTGTTGTTAATTTTTTCTTCCAATCTTTAACATCTTCAGCCATCGGCACTTCAGTATGTAGCCAATGACTCTGTTCATGTTTCAACCATGCATCATATGCCCATGGATAGTTAAAGGGTTTGAATGCATCTCTGCCATCCATTAAATTACTTTTTGTTTTTATTGCATTCATTCGTTGACCTCAAACACTATTCTTTTATTCGGATTGTTTTTTAAAAAATTCTTTATTGCAGTTTCAATAGTTGAGCCTTGGGATAAAAATGCGTTTGTGTTTTTGTCCCAAAGAAAAATCTCATTATTATGAACTTCACTTTTACCAACAATAACTTCAACTTCTATTTGAGGTTCATTGTTTGTTATATTTGTTATTTCATTGCTAGCCTTTGAAATCTTACGAAAAGTTAAAAATGCAACTGCTAGTAGAAATAATAGTTCTAAAATTCCAAAATCAAAATTCATATAATTGGTATCCAATGATTGTCTGGTAAATTACCATCATTCCAACCTTCCATAACAGTTTTTCTATTTACTACATCAAACGCAATAGTAATTCTAGGTCTATTTTCATCCCAAGGCCAAGTTCTATGTTGGTCGCCGTCACTTGGACTCATTACCAACAAATTATTTTCACTAGGAATATCAATTTGATTATCACTATTGGGAAGTTTATATGTAGTTTTACTAGGTTCGCAATCAACACAATAAAACCCATGCCAAGACAAAGTGTTTGCTGGCCAGTGCCCGTGCCAATCTATAAACTCGCCCTTTCGATAAAAGTTTAACCAACATTGCATATAAAATTGGTTGTTATCGAATTCATCTTTAGGACAAATTTCCTTGAACATGAGACATATTTCTTTATATAGAGAATGAAATTCTGGTGATACTGGATATAAAAGTAAATTATATTGCTGAAATAATTGCGTTGTCATAGTTGAATGACCACTATAATGATTTTTTCCAAGAGCAAATGTTTTTTTAATGTGATAATACATTTGATACGACTTTAGCTTCATTTCAACTAAATCTAAATTAATTTTTTTAGTATGAATATAATTTTCAATATTATTAATTGTCATTAGTTAAGCCCCAAGCCACTCAGCCAATTCATTTTTCATTTTCATGCCAGAAAATCTTTTGACTTCAATATCGCCATCCAACATCACTAAAGTTGGGACGCCACGTATGCCGTATTGCATTGCAACTTCTTGTCTTTCATCAATATCAAAAACTTCAATTGGAATTTTACTATCAATATCTTCCAATGTTTTTGCTAACATTTTGCACGGTTGACACCATGATGCCGTAAATCTAAGTACTCTCATTTTTTATCCCTCACATGCTAAACAAGTATCACCATCGATAAGTGCTTTCATATCTAGTTCTTTAATAACTTCACGTTCAATACGTTTTGAAACTTTATCTGCTTTACCAATCTTTTCTGAACGGCAATAGTAGAGTGTTTTCAGTCCTTGCTTCCACGCTTGAAAGTGTACTGCATGTAAATATTTAATATTCACATCAGGACGGAAAAATAGATTTAATGATTGCGCTTGATCTATATATGTTTGTCTGTCTGCGGCATGACTGACTAGCCAACGCTGGTCAATCTCCATAGAAGTCTTGAATACATCTTTCTGCCAATCATCAAGAATATCCAAGTGCTGTACACTACCATCATTAGCAATGATGCTAGACCAAACTGTCTGATATTCATCATCTGATTTTACTACACTTTTGATGATTCTGTCAAGCCATTTGTTTTTGGCTAGAGATGATCCCGATAAAGTGTCCTGACGATAAGCATTGGCACGATAAGGTTCTATTGAAGGACTGGTATTGCCCATAATAATAGAACTAGAAGCATTGGGAGCAATAGCCATAAGATGACTAAACCTATTCCCAGTACCAACTGCATCAAGAGCCTCACCTCGCTCTTTACCCAACTTAAGATTCGCATCATTGAGTTGTTCCCTTACGTGTTTAAAGATTTGTTTGTTTCTTCCGACTGCAAGTGCTGATTCGAATGGGACGTTATTTCGTTGTAGATAAGCATGAAACCCAAGAGAACCGATGCCAATACTGCGCTCACGTATGGCAGAGAACCTTGCACGTTCAACGGCGGCAGGAGCATTATCAATAAAATACTGAAGAACATTGTCAAGCATTTCTGCAATATCAGAAAGAAATAAAGGATCCGTTTTCCATTCATCAAAATACTCCAAGTTAACTGAAGACAAACAACATACTGCTGTTCTATCTTTATCTGTAGGCAAAATAATTTCAGAACAAAGATTACTTTGCTTAATACTTAGTCCCAAGTCTTTTTGAAACTGTGGCATAGCACGATTGCTTGCGTCAATGAAGTGTAGATATGGTTCACCAGTTTGCATACGAATGTCAAGTATACGTTGCCACAAGTCTTTTGCAGAAACAACTTCACGAACTTCATTACTGTGTGGATCTCTTAATTCCCAAGAATCATCTGCATCTTTGTCTTGCATACAATTCTCAATGATTTGCATGAATGAATCTGGAATGTTGATACCATGATGTAAATTTAATGTGCGTAGATTAGGATCGCCCGTAGGCTTTCTCATTTCCAAAAATAAAAGAATGTCTGGATGAGAAATATCAAGATAAGTAGCGTAGGAGCCACGGCGAGTCCTACCTTGTCTATAAGCGAGAGATGATGCGTCATATGTGCGTAAGTGGGGCATGACTCCAACCGATTTATCATCCGAACTGCGAATGCCGACACCGATTCCGACACCGCCGCCCAACATCGAAAGCCAATTAACTTCTGCAAGACAATTGACAAGCCCTTCTGCACTATCATGTAGATATGGAAGAAAACACGAAATAGGGAGCCCACGCTTACTGCGACCAAAAGACAAAATGGGAGTAGAATAAGACAACCAATGCCTACTGCTGTATTCATATAATCGTTGTGCATGTTCTGGATTGGAACCAAACGCTTTTGAGACATAAGCAAACCTTTCTTGTGGGGAAGTTTCATCTTCTCTCATATAACTTTCTTTCAATCTTTTGATGCCCAATTCATCAAATAATGAATCTCTGCTATAGTCGATTACAATTTCAGTTGTCATTCAGGTTCCTTCTCTTATGCTTTTAATTATTGGAAATACTTTTGCAATTACTTCTGCACATGCTATTGCAATTTCTGCGTGTTCTTTTTGTGTTCCATTTCCATCTCTGAGGTCGATGTAGTGGATCCATGATCTGAGTGTTCCGTTAACGTATAGTCTTGAGATTGTGTTCCCTTCAGGAAGAACCACTCTCGCCTGCTCCTTTGCGATACCATGTTCAATCGCCCAATTGTACGCATATTTTGCCTCATCAATTACTCTTTGTTGCATTAGTGCCCAACGTGTTTGCAATTCAATATCTTCTGTCTTTATACTGTTTTGTCTATTTTTATTGTCTTGTAGCCGTGCTTCTCTAAGTACGAAATTGAGTTCTTTAGTAGGATCAGCATATCGTTGGCTGAATTCTTGGAAACTAAAACTTCTGTGTCGCAACAATTGTCTTGCAATATCTCTTGTTGTTTCAACTTCAATACATGCGGAGACCATTTCAAGTGGACTCCAATGTTTGTGTTTGATGAGGTATTTGATGAGTCTTTCTGAAGTCTCACTATTGGACTGATTGGATGGATTCGATACTCTTGCACAATATGCGACAAGGTCCTGTAAGTTTGGTAGTTCGAATTCAAATTCATCTTGTTTGCTCGGATCAATTGCTTGTTGTGAATAACTTATTAATTTTACGTTCATCTCATCTTCCATATGTTAAATTCAAGTAGTGCTTTTGGGCCGTGAAAAGTAAAGTTATTTATAGTATTGATGATTTCATCCTGTTCTTTTCCGGCGAGTATCATATCATTTATATCTTTTTCATCATATGATTTAGGCCAGATCACAACATTCGCATCTGATTTAATTGCTTCACCAATCTCTCTTACGATTTCTTTATTACGTGGTTCGTTGTCATAAATCAATACTAACTTATCTTTAGGTAAGTAATTGAGTACGTACTTTAAATTAGAATTTCCAACTGCAACAGCATTAGGTAAAAATAGACTATCAATCGGACCTTCAGTAACAAAAATAGTCTGTGTTATATCTATCCCGTTCATATTGTAAATCATGGGCAAATCATCTTTTATTTTCATCACAAGATATCTTTGTTTCTCACCACGAATGCCACGTGCCGTTAAGCCAACTAATTCATCATCTTCATCATAGAATGGTAATACGATTCTAGGTTCTTCAGTTACAATCTTCTCTTCATACTCTGGCGAGAAAACTTTTAACTTCTGCACATTGTCAACGTAATAAAGTGTCTTTAATTTATCTTCAGGAATCTTTCTAGAACGTGCGTATACAATCGCTTCATGCGTATCGCTGAGTTTAGATAGTGGAGTTAGAACACCTTTTAGATTGTCTGTTTTATTACTGCCAAATGTGACGGGTTTAAAAACGAATCCGTGTTCTTTGTGTGCTTTGCGACCAGTCTCACCCTCTTTGTATCGCTCTAAGCAATACTCTTTGTAGAGGTTTGGGTCAACCGCTTTGATTAGATTGCCTAGTGAAATGCTGACTGCACAATTGTGGCATTTGTAGAAGAGTCCACCTTTTTGTGCAAAGATGTATCCACGTGCCTTGTTTCGATTTGTTTGGGAGTCACCGCAGATAGGGCATCTGAAGTTGTAGGTGTAGTCGCCTTTGCGAACGAATTTGTCCAAGCGAACTGAGAGTGTACCGATGTACTTTTGATCGATCCAAATACTCATAATTAATGTTTCTCATAATATACAATGTTCATCGAATGTACATTATAGCATACATTCGACTGAAAGTCAATTAGTTACCAAATAGTTTTGATACCGCATCTATTTTGATGTTAGACATGATCCATGCAAGCACAACAATTGCGCCAGCGGCCATCCACTTCCATTCCATGATCTTACGCAATTCATTATCCTCTTTGCGATTATGCTCTTGAATTTCTTCACGAAGTGCTTTAATTTCATCCATGATTCTACGTTCCGTCAATTCTACCTTGTCGGAAACTTCACGGCTAATTGTGGTGATTCTAGAGTGCAATTCTTTGATATCCGTGTTGGTGTCTGCTTTTCTTTTTTCCATATCGTCATATATTTGATTGACCATACGGTCGTGATTATCCACCAGCTTTTCAATAAGCGAATCCATTTTACCACAGAGTTGTGTGATTGTCAAGACTTGATTTTTTAAAACCTCAACGTCAACTTTTAATTCTACTATATCACTCATTTCTTTAGTTTCTCGTAAATTTTCTTTTGAGTTTCGTACCATTCTATCCAAGCGTCATTTCTAACTGCACATTCGTAATACGTTGTGTAGTTTTGGGTTATTGTTTTAGATATCTCAGATAATTTAGATCCGTCCAT